CGGCTGGTTCTTCCGAGCGTCGAGGAAATGGCCGGTCTGCACGCGACCGAAGAAACCGCGTCGCCGTCGCGGAGTGCAGTCCGCCGCACACGAAACCAAACCGTCGCGACTGAAGAGCTGGCGACGGCCACCCTCGGCATCGATGAGCCTTCGACACCGACTCGTGTTCCTCCGCGCCCTCGCCGAAACGTCACTGCTATCAGCGAGGAGTTTTCGGGATCGCTCCCGTTCGCGGAAGAGTCTCCGCCGCCCGTGCGCGCTGTTATTCGCCAGCGTCGGCTGGTTCTTCCGAGCGTCGAGGAAATGGCCGGTCTGCACGCGACCGAAGAAACCGCGTCGCCCTCGCGGACTTTTCGCCGCCGCACGCGAGCATCCGCCGTCGCGCCCGAAGAACTGGCAACTCTCGCCATCGATGAGACTGCGATACCGGCCCGTGTTGCTCGTCGTTTCCGAAGGAGCTCCACGACGGTCGTCGAGGAGTTTGCTGGATCTCTGCCGTTCGCAGAAGAGTCTCCGACCCGAAGTCCAAGCATTCTGCGGCGCGCGCGGCTCTTAAGAGTTGGCGCGGCCGAGGAACTGTCCGGCCTACACGCGACCGAAGAGACGTCCCCTCTGGTGCGCATCCTCAGGCGCGCTCGCCGGACTTCCGCTCCTGTCGTCGAAGAGTTTTCCGGGTCGCTGCCCCTTGAAGAGCATGCCACCTACCCGATCGCCAAAACTCCGATAGCGCGCTGGCTGTCCTGGTCGCCGAGCGAAGAGTTTTCCGGTGCGCGTCCGCTCGAAGAGCTCTCGAGCGGCCCCTTGCTCGTCCCGCCCAAACCGCGCCCTGCGTGGTCGGTCAGCGAAGAAGCAAGCGGCGAGATCGCCCGCGGCGAAGACGAGCCTTCCCCCGTGGTGCTCATCTTCCGGACGAGCAGCCTAAGTTCGAGATCCATCGACGAGCAATTCGTGCAGGTGCTGCCGCTCGAGGAGGAGGGGTCGACCTGGACTCCGAAGCGCCGCCGGACTTCGGCCTTCACGTTCTCGGAAGAATTTCTAAGCGAAGCGCCGCCACCGCCGCCACCACCGCCGCCACCACCGCCACCGCCACCGCCGCCGCCGCGGCCGCGCCCGCCGCCTCCGAAAAAACCACAAGCGCTCCCTCCGAGCACGAGTGGCGGCGGATCGATGCCGTTCGTGGTGCTTTGCGAGCCGCTCGCGCCCATCACGACAGACGACTTGGAGCGCGCGGTAGAAAAGGCCGTAAGCCGCGCTGAGACTCCGCTCATAAAAAATCGCGTCGTCGAGCTCATGGAGGAAGAGCCGATCGATAACGAGCTCGACTTCGCCGCCCGCATTCTCGAGCGCGCGGGCACATCGCTCGTGTGCTCTTCCCTCGAGCAAGCGGTCGACCTGGCGGCCGAGTACCGCGCAGCCGGTTTCTACTTCGTCATCATCGCGCGCGACACCGAAGCGTTGCTTGGCGTTTTCGTCGGTGGAGCTTGGCGCTACGCCGAACCCGGCCTCTCCTTTGGAAAGACGTCTCCCTATGCCGGAGTCGAGCGCTTCTCCACCGTTCCGGCCCTGCCGCCTCCGCAGCAAGTGATCGATACGCACGCGGCGGCAGCCCGTGCGGAGGCTGCGGCCGAGCTTGCGGTAGAAGCGGCCCAAGCGGCCCAAGCTGCCATGCAGGCGGCAATCATGATGACTTCGGCGCCGCCGCCGCCGGCAGCCCCGCCGGCGCGCTCGAAGGTCCCCACGTTCGTGTGGGTCTTGCTAGGTCTTGGGGCGGTGGTCGTGGCGGTCGCGGCAATGCAAGCGGCCGCGGCGCCCGAGCCCCCACCGCCGCCTCCGCGGCCCGAGAGGAGAAGGAAACGGCGCGCTGGGCGTCGTCGCTGAGCGATGTTACGCTCTCGCTCTGGGATGGCCGACGCGGACGTCGTGATTGCCTGGGCGCACTCGGGATTTCCCGAGGCGGCGAAAGCCGCGTTTCAGCGGCCGACGCGTTTCTTGGTGCTGCCGAATCCGGCGAGTTGGGGGCAACCCCTCGCGAGCTATTCCTCGCCATCCCCGGTACGAGCGATCGTCGCGAAATTCGCGCCCGGGGTGACGCCGCTGCGGATTGCGACGCTGGGGTTTTCTGCCTCGTGTCAAGGCGTGCACTCGCTTTTGGCCTCGAGCGATGGCGGCCATTTGGACGCGGCGGTGGCAATCGATGGAATCCACACGGGAAAGCCCATCACCCCCGCCGCAATGACCAACTGGCTGAACTTCGCGAAGCTCGCCTTTCTCAATGAGCGCCTCTTCACCATCACCCATTCGGCCGTAAAACCGACTTACGCGAGCACGACCGAAACAGCGGATTGGCTCTGGAAGACACTTTCCGGGGGCCTGGCGCCGTCGGAGGACCCCAAAGCGCCCGTCCTTCCGATCGGCCCGACCAGCGTCCACGTGCAGGGCGGACCGGTGACCGGGCCGGATCGCACGGTCGACTACCCGGTGCCTCCGCGAAAGCCGTCGCGTCGCCGCGGCGGGCTCATCATTTACGGCTTTGAAAACAGGGACATCCCGATGGGCACGGCCGATCACATCTACCAGGCCAAGGCGGTAATGCCCGCGGCGCTGATCGCGACCCTCGCGGCCCGCTGGAACGCGATCGATCCGAAGTCGCCCGACACGGCCTGCTACGTCGGCTGATTCGCCTTTACTTTTTCGAAGAAAAATAGGGCGTGTGATATATCTGATCAAAAGGACCGGGAAAAATGGGATTTCTATTCGATTTGTTGAAAGCGGCCTCGGGCGAGGGATCGATGCACTCGGCTCTCGGCTGGTGGCGACAGCACGTTGCCCGGTCGGTCGACGCATTGGTGGCGGCGACGGGGGTTGTCCTCGACGAGAACGGCAATGTGATTTCGAGCGGCGGAGTCGGCTTGATCGCCGGCGCCGAATTTTTCGCGCTCATGCCGGGCGACAACGTGGCGACGATCGCCGCGGGCGCTCCCATCCAATTCCCCCAGAACGGCCCGGCCTTCGGCGCGATCTCCAGGAACGGGGCGAGCCCGAGCCAATTCATCCTGGCGGCCGCAGGCGTTTACGAAGTGGCCTTCCAGGCTTCGATCGCTGAGGCCGGCCAACTCATGCTCCGCGTAAACGGGGTGGAGCAAGCGGCAACGGTCGCCGGCCGCGCGACGGGCACGAGCCAAATCTCGAACACCGTCTTGATCCGCACAACCTCCCCGAACGCTATTCTCGAGGTGATAAACCCCTCCGGCAACGCCACGGCGTTGACGCTGACGCCGACCGCTGGCGGCACCCACGCCGTGTCCGCGACGCTCGTTGTCGAGCGTATCCAGTAGGAATGCTTGGCTTTCATCCGATTCGAGCTCTCGTCCCGGTCGGATTGAGCGGTCGAGTACTCTCGAGCTCCGGAAATCTCGCTGCGGTAGGACAATGTGCGAAGAGCGTGATTCTGCCGCACGACTTCATGGGCTCGAGCGGCTCTTCGCCCCTCCCGGCCGCGGGCCTTTCGCCGGCGCCCAACCCTTCGGCTTCCCCGAAGACTTCGGGCGTTTCGCCCGCGGCGATCGGAGTGGTCGCGGTGCTGGTAGGATTGGCGTACTGGTTTTGGAAAGGGAGTTGAGCACATGGGCCTGATCAGAGACGCGTTGAAAGCCGTCGGCGGACAACTTCAGCTTTCCTCGCCGGCCGGAAACTGGGCGCAGAAAATCAGCGACGCGGTCGAATCGCTGCAAGGCGGATCTTCCGGTCAGTCTTCGCATCCATCGCAGAGCGGCAACTTCGTGCAAACCGAGTACAACGCGCTCGGCCCGGGACAACTCCTCGCCAACAACACCGACATTCGCTTCGACGACGCCGGTTTCGGCGACATGTCCTACAACCCCGCCACCGGAATCTTCACGCTCGGCCCGAGCTCGACATATCGATTGAGCGCGCACTTTGCGCTTTCGACCTTCAGCGGCGAAACCGTCAACTTCGGCATCGAGTGGGTCGACGCGATCACCAACCTGCCGATCCATGCGGGCCACGGCGCGTATCTGACTCCGGTGACCAACACCAACAGCGTCCAGCCGCAACCGACGGCCGAAACGTTTGCGACGACGGGAAGCGCGGGTCAAACGGTCAAGCTTCGCGTGACGGGCGCGACCGGCACGGCGACGGCGCTCGGCGGACTGTCTTACGCGCTGGTCGAAAAGATCCTGTGATGACTGCCGCGAGCGAAAACCCGCGGCGTCCTCCCAAGAAATGGATGCGCGATTGCGTGCGCGGCGCTTCACGCTCTGCGCGAAACCCGGGCGCCGTGTGCGGCGCGCTCTGGTACCACAAGATGAGCGCCGCCGAGCGCCGCGCGGCCTTGCGCCGCGAAGGCAAGGACGACGAAGCCATGTTGGAGAACGCCGATCCGGCTGGCACCCTCCTCGCGATCGCGATCGGCGCGGTGGTCGTTACCGCGATCGTCTGGGCATTCAAGAAAGATGCGGAGCCCACGACTCCGTCACGCGCCGCATGCCCTTCGTTTGCGGAGCTCACCGCCTTCGAGCAGGCGAAGGGCTATCACCTCTGGTACGTGGAAAACCAAGCGGTCACGACTTGGACAGCGGCGAAATCCGAATTCACCTCTGATCCGATGGCGCGCGCTTACTCGAACAGCGATTGCGGATTCTACCGCTTCGAAAACGGAGCGTGGTTGCTCGACGGAAAAACCAACGCCGAGCTCGTGGCCTTCCGCGGCCCGTCGCCCGCCACTGTGGGCCGCGCCCAGCCGGTTTTGACCCAGCACCCGATCCGAGCGCTCTTGCCGATCCGCGGTAGCACGTGAGGCGACTGAGAGCGGCCGCGTTGCGGCCGCAAAGACCCGCCCCTTAGTGCGACACTTGCGCGAGGCCCGAGTTGGCCCGCACATTGTCGCCCATGCAAACCTACCTCGCTCCGCTGATCGCGCTGATCGGCCTGATCCTCTATCTCGCCGCAAACTCCCCGCCCCCGAACCAGGCGGGCGCGCCGCTTCTCGGTCCGAAAGCCTCGCGGATCGGCGAGATCATGTTTTTCTGCGGGCTACTCGCGACGCTCATGCGTCTCGACGGGAGCGCTTTCCGACTTCACTGATTCCGAGAGAAACACGTCGAGGATCAGCACCGAGACGATGCCCGTGACCCAGCACCATTCGACGACGGCTTGCCCGACGTTGCGGCAGAGCGCGCCATCCCAAGCGTAGCCGCAACCGATCGCGAAAAAGACGATCCGGTGGGCGACGTTACTCTTCGGAGTCGTCGTCTCCGTCGTCGTCATCGTCGTCCCCATCGAAATCTTCGTCGTCGTCATCGGGCGAGTACTCGATGAGCGGCAGCTTGTATCCGTCCCGCAAATCCTTCACGAACTGTAACCCATCTTCGCTCTTCGCTCCGACGTAGGTGACCTCGTTCGGGCCGAGCTTCACGGCCTTGATTTCGGCGTCGCGCTTTCCGATGCCGACGTCGCGCGCCATTTTCTTGATCAGATCGACGTGGACATCAAACAGCATAGCCCTTCTCCCGGATGACGGCCTCGAGCCCCGGATGGAGCGGGCGAGGCGGGTGGTCGAGGTGGCGCCAAGCATACGCGCGATGCTCGACGCTGAGCACCGGCGAAAACTCGACCGGGATCCAGCCGTCGAACAGCAGAAACTCCCCGACTTGATAGTTGTGGTCTTCGATCGTGAGCGAGCCCTGGTAGCCGGTCTCTTCCCAGAATTCGCGAATCGCGGCCATCATGGCCGTTTCGCCGCGTTCGATATGGCCGCCCGTCGATTCCCACCAGCCGGTCGTGCTGTTTTTCACGAAGAGGTGCGCGTGCGTCGAGCGAGCGGCGACGAAGAGGCCCGCGGCTTTCACCGACAATAGCTTCGGTCTCCGGTGCCGGGTTGCGGCGAGCCGACGCCTTGGCTCCGCGCCCAGTCGTGCCCCGGCCATTTGCGCCCGAACACTTCCTCGAAAACGTAAGGCAGCTGCGAGCAGTTGATTTCGTCTTCGCTCGCGTCGGGGAAAGCGTGGTGGAGGTTTTCGTGCGTGAAGACCAGCCAGTAACCGGCTTCGGTCATGTAGTGATTGAGCCAGATCGTATTGCGCCGCGGGCCGCTCGTGTACGTGTACCCGTGGCCGGCGCCGCGTTTCCTGCCGGCGCGGATCTTCGAGTCGGTCATGCAGCGCACTTGGCTCGGCCACTTGACGGGTTTGCTCACCATCGAATTGAGCACGGCGTAGGTGCGCGGCAGCGTCACGATCAGCGCGCGCAGCTTCCGCTTGTCGAAACACCCCTCGAACGTCAGTCGGTGAGCCACGGAAAAAAGTTTATCACAGCCGCTCGAGCGTGATTCTGAGCGTCTTTCCGCGGACCGAAAGGTAGGCGACGCAGCCGTCGGCCGTCTCGGCGTACTTCACGAGCGGCGCCAGAAAGTCGCTCACCACGGCATTGGTGTGAATGTGCGGGACGACCACGTGCCGCTCGGGCCGGGTGGTCCTCACCTTGAACGCGTCTGCCAGGATTATTTCGTGGTCGGCCATTAGGAATGCTTTCCGTCGACTTCGCGGCTGACGCAAGTGGTAGCCGCCAATTTGATCGTGTGTCGGGTCCGAGCCAGGCGAAACGCCTCGCTGATGTTGTCCATTTCGGGGCTCGTGGTGGTGAGCACCTCGCGGCGCACGGAGGCCGAGCGCGGCGTCGATAGAAGGACGATCACCCCTCCGAACGGCCCCGGCTGAAACGTGACCGTCCCTTTGGTCTTTTTCATCCACTGTCGGATTTCTCTCATCGTCCGCGCCTCCGGAATTGGGCATCGGTCACGGTCTGAATCCCTTTGTACTTGGCATGCGCGATCGTCGGTCCGACCCCGCTGAACGCGTTCCTGGCAACGAGGTGGCCGCCGGTCTTGCGGTAAAACGAATCGGTCGCCTCGTGCGACTTGGAATAGTGGAGCGCCTCGGCTCGGGTTTTGCCGATGAACGTGTGCTCGAGAACGAGCGCGAGCTTCTGGCCTTGGTATTCGTACGTGCGGACGATGAGTTGCATCATGGGCGTCACCTCGGATCGGTGCGGAAGTTGGGGGGGGTACTTTTTGCTGCGCCGAGCGTGGCACGAGCGCTGGCGCGGAGTCAGCGACGCTTTCTCGCGCGCGGTGCGGAGTCCATCCCAGTGTTTGCAACCGGGCTTGGCGCAGAGTTTCTCGAGGAAGCCGTGTTCGCAGCGGATCGCTCGGCGGGTCATTCTTCCTCCATGAAAAGCAGATCCGAAATCGACTGCGACGTCGCTTCGGCCAAGTCCTCGGCCGACGCATCGTCATAGCGCATCACCATCGCCGTAGTGGAATGGCGGCTGAATTCGCGAACGCGTCGCACGTCCCCACCGGTGGAATTGAGTGCGGATGTGATTGCCGCATGCCGCAAAGCATGAGGCCATACGTGACGGCCAATGCTTCCCCCAGCTCGACGGACAATGTCGTAGACACCATCGGGGCTCAGCGCTGGGGCAGCGATATCAAGGCCGCGATCGAGACGAAAGAAAATGGGACGATCCGGATCTGAGGTGGAATCGTCGCCCGTGGCGCAAAATAGACCCCGCGACAAGCAGAGCCACTCATCCAGGGCCTGAGCCGCCTTGGCGGGCACCTTCATCCAGGTTTTGCGCTCGCCCTTGCCGTGGATCAGCAGCATCGACTTGCTGCGCGAGTAATCGCCCACCCGAAGGGCCGCGATTTCGGAACGCCGTAAGGCCATTGTCAGAGCGAGCAACAGCAGAGCTCGATCGCGGGTTCCGTGCAAACCGTCGCCGCACGAATCGATCATGCGCGCAACATCATCCACGCTCGGCCCCCGTACATCCTTCACCGGCTGAATCACCGGAGCCTTGATCTCAAGCTCCCAATCGATGGTCCCGATGAGACGAGCCAGCGCCACTACCGAGCGCAGCGTCGAAATCCGCCGCGCCCGCGTCGAGCTCGCGAGCTCATCATCGCGCATCTGACCGAGCCAGCGCAGCGCAATCAGGTTCGCGTTGCCCGAGCCGCCCTCGAGCAGCTCCGCGAGCGCCTCCTCGCTCGAGTGCTTCTCCAGAAATCCCGCGAACGAATCCAGATCAGCGCGATACGCCTTCAGCGTCGTAGCCGCGCGGTTCGACAAGAAATGCCGAACGAGCTCCCCGACACCCCCGCCCACCAGTGGCCGCGGCGCTCCGAGCGTCTTTACCGGTGGCAGGTGCTTGGGGAGCGGCCGGAACTTCCGTTTCTTGGTGCCTCGAATCGGGACAATCTTCTTTCTCACCGCGTACCTCGTTTTCGTCGCCGGATTTCCGAATAGGCCGGACAATCCGGCTTGTGCTGCGGACCAGCGTTACACGTGCACGGCTCCGGCCCTTCGCGACGTGTCTCGATGACCCAATAGATGAACGTGTTTCGTTTGTAGTGACGCGCCGAGTGGCGCCCGTAGTGCCCATCTTTGCGAAAGCACTGGAATTCGCCGATCTCGGCGCCGCAGCGGTCGTAGTTGTTGTCAGAGTCGTACATGCGACACCGCGACCGAGGCCAAAAACAGCAGATGAATCCGAAGCGCCAAACGACCGCGTTCGGTGATGTCCCAGAACTCGATCTCTTCGTCTCCGTCTTCCTCGGTGTGCGTGATCCCCGCGAAACCCTCGATTCGAAGCTCTTCGCAGATAGGCCAGGACTTCGGATCCATGTCCGGATAGCCAGGGCGAGAAAGCTCGACGAGCTCGTGGTATTGCGGCGTGGTGAGCGGCTTCATTTTCAGCGCCGCGATGCCGCGTAGCGGCGGAGAAGTTCTCGACCCTCGGGTTTGAGCGCGATGAGCCGTGCCGCCCAGCGCGCCGCCGCTTCGCGGTGGACCTGGGCGTATTGGGTCTTGCCTTCTTTCTCAGCAACCTCCGCGATCGCGAGCGAAGCGTTCAAGAGGTAGAGAAAAGTCGGCTTCTTGCTGCGCTCCTGCCCCGACACGAACGTCTTTTCGACATTTCCGCGGAGCTCCTCCGGCACCATAAACCAGTGCCGTCGGCACATGAGAAGCCGCGGCGGAACGTGCTCCTTGCAGTCGACCGCGTGGCACGTGTGCATCATGAGAGGTCCCCCGGGATCCGGATCTCTGCGCGCCCGAGCGCTTCAATCAGATGGACCGCATCGCGCCGCACCTGCGAGCGCTCCCAAACGCGCTGAAGGTACGAGTCTTCGATCTTCCCCGCATTGAACCGCTCGACGAAGCTCTCCCAGCGCGAGAGGATCTGCTCGTGGCTCATCCGCTTCGGGCACCACCCGCAAGTCACCACAAATTGCTTCTCTTGGGTCCTGAGCACGCAAACGATTTGCCAATACTGCTCTTCGGTGACGCAAATGCGGAGATCCGGCTGGTGCTTCAGAAATCGCAGTGAGGCCCATTTGCTTCGGCTGGTTGGCGCCGAAGAAAATGTCGTCCGGAGAAAAGCCGAGCCGGCGGAAAGCTTCGTGTTGCGCCCACGCCTCGAGCAGAGCTCGCGGCATGTCGTCGTCCTTCCATAGTTTCCTCAGTCGTGAGCTCATCTCTTCTTCTCCTTCCTCGCCCGTTCCTGGAGCGCTGCGGCGAAGCTCGTGTGTTTTCCCAAGAGCTCGCGGTGGTACTTGCAGAGCACCGCTTCCACTCCGTCGTATGTGACCGCGTGCGTCGCGGGCGCATCGCACGCCCAGCACTCGGCATAGCCCGCGGGAGTCTCCTCGAAGCTCACGCCGCGACTCCGAGCGCGGCCGCTACCACGGCGGGCGGCGGAGTCCAGAGGCCGAGAAGACCGCTGCACGGCACAATCGGCGTGGCCCGGACGTTCCGGAGCACGAAGCCGTAGCTCCCCATATACCAATGCTTCTGCGCCTCGAGCTCGGCGCGCTGCCGATCCGAAACCTTTCGGCGCAAGCGCCAACCCGGTTGGATGACGCCGATGATTTCGGCGTAGCCGACGATCGCGCTCGCGACGAGCCGCGGATCTTTCGGCTGGGGGATCCGGGACGCGCCTTCCGGATCGAACGTCTCGACGAAATCATGGGCGCTGTACCAATCATTGCGCGTCATCGTTTTCGACGAGTGAAGGAGCACCGGTCCCCGATATTCGGTCTCCCAAGTGCGATTCTCGATGCGCTTCCCGAGGTTCAGGATGATCCAGCCCCAGGGTCGCGTGAGCGATAGCGCTTTCACGGCCGCTGCTCCCGAAACCAGCTCTCCACGAACATCGAAAGCATCCGATTGGCCTTCTTGCTCGTCTCGAGCGGCCTGGCCGGGTGCTGGAGCAAGAGCGCAAGCGATTTGCCATCGATCGCGCCATGGGCGAGCGGCGCGCCATCCGCGGTTTTGCAGTGGTCGTCCAGGCACTGCTCGTGAATGCGAAACGCGCACCGATCGTGGAGCACGCGAGCGGTCTTTGCGCTCACCGATTCCCGGTCGCGTGCGACCACGAGCGAGAACGGAAAGTCCTTGTTGCGGCGAAGCTCGAGGTGGGCTTTCACAGACCGAGCTCCGCCAAAAGAAGATCCGTCGCCTGCACGGCGGCAGGAATCGAAGAGGTCCGAGCGTACGCGCCGACGTTCGAGAGCAGCGTCGCCGCCATCTGCGCCCGCAGAGCATCTCGACGCTCTAGTTTGTCCGGAAGTCGGCTTGCGATGCTTCCGAGCTCGATCCGAATATCGTCCAGCAAATCAACCAATCGTTCTTCTATTTCGCTCACCGCGGTTCTCCTTCTGGTTTCGTGGTTCCACTAATTTGAGGGGCGCTCAATGTCGTCCCCGATCCCGTAGTCCGTAGCCAAACACTTCCCGATGGCGTCCACGTGCACCACGCAGATCAACCGTGCGATGCGCATGCAAAGCACCCGAAGTTGCTCGTCGCTCTCCGAGCACTGTTGCAGCATGTCAGCAATGAATGCGAACTGTCCCGGTGTGTCGCCAAAGATGCCGTGGGTCCGCATCATCACGCCGAGCAGATTGCGGACCTGACGAGCGGTGATGTCGCTGGCTTTGCGGCCGGACACCACGCGAACCAAGTGAGAAAAGTCAACCTTCATGGCTTCGCCCGCAAGCAAGCGCGGCAGTCTTCGCAGGTCGTCAGAGCGGCCGACGCCGTATAGCGCGACACCATCGAGAGGCGCTCACCGCAAAGCGTGATGTTCTCGCCAGCGGGATCCCAATTGTGCAAAGGGTCGTGCTCTGTCGCGGAAGCAAGCTCGCGCTCCTCTTCCTCATCGATCTCGGGATCCGACTCGAACGCCGGGCACCCCTGGTGCTCGAACGTCAGCAATCCCACGCGATGGCTCTTCGGATTCGTGCACACGCACCAGTCCATCGACAAATAGTGCTGATCGCCCTCGATCTTCACGTCCTCGAGCCACCGGGCGAATTTGCATCCCGTCGAGCAGTCCGCATGCCGATCGTCGGGCTTGCCCCATCGCTTGAGCTCGCCCCAGGGCTCGTAATCCTCGGGCTTGCAGATCATCACCTTACGCAAGAGGCGTTCATGCTCGTCGCTCATTTGTGCACCAGCTTGCGACCCGCGAGCACCGCGCCGAGCTCGCGCACGACCATGTGCGAGACAAAAAGCGCCAACTCTGGCCTTTGGGCCTCGAGTAGTTCTGCCGCCAGGCGCAGCTTGTCAGGCGGGGAGAGCTCGCTAATGCGCTCGAAGGTCAACTGAGATTCGGACTTCATTTCCGCTCCTCCCAGTTTGCGAGCATCGCATCGAGCGCGGCCCGTCCTGCACGCGTTATCCGGAGTCCCGCCCGCCGCGATGCGCTGTTCATCACATAGCCGTGCAAAAGAAGCGCGCTGTAGGTGGCGCGTGAAAAACCGCCCCACGACTGCGGTGACTGATCGCAGGCCGGCCCCCGCCGAGCGGCGATCTGCTTCAGACATTCCAGCATCGCGGGAGTCAACCGACGGCGAGCAAACGGAGGTTCCCGTGCAGGATCGAAAGGCACCGCTTCGTAGGGAGAGCGAGCGTCGAGCTCCGGATAGTTGCGGCGAAAGCATTCGAGGAAATCGAGCGCCGTTGCGCGCGAGCCGCGGTATCCATCGTCATCGTGCGGATCGCCAATGTGGCACCAGCCGCCCGGCACCCCACCCCAAACGCCCCAGGCGCGAGACTTGTCGTCGCTCATGGTTTCCGCTCCCCAAAGTTTGCGATATCTGTCACGGCAATAGTGTGCGTCTTGTCGTGCGGCGCCCATTCGGGGACGGTGTCGCCGCAAACCTGACAGACGTAGAGCGTCTCGATCGCGCCCTCGCCGCGGCCATCAGGACGGAGACAGCCTTGGCAATTGGTGCAGTGCTCGTGACCGCGGTGACGGAGTTTGTAAAGGACCAAGCGCCCCACGAATTCTGCCGTGAGCGTGAACGCTGTCCCGAAGACGAGTCCCGCTTGCCAGCCGTCGACGTTCATTGCGGATCCCACGGGAGCGTCATCTTGATACCGGAGGGCTCCGGAAAGGCGCGCGCGATGCGCTCGAGCGTAGCGAGATCGAGCGTCATCAGCGCATCGCGCACGGCCGCGTGCGTCCGTGAGGACATGGCCCCGATGATCGCACCCGTGCAGAAGAGCTTGCGCATGCGCTCGGCGTCGTCGTTCATTTGGTTTCCCTTTGCTCGTGAAGCACACAGCCGAAATCGTCGGCGACCGCGACCGCTTCCGCCGGCCCGTCGTTGTTGTAGGCCATGAACACCGTGTTCCGGAATTGCGCGTCGTCCGCTGCGAGTTTCAGGCAGGCGAGGTCGCCGTCGTCGTCGAGCTCGGCGTGTTTGCATGTGCGACAGCAAAGAGCTCGCACCGCGGGCGGCTCGTACGGCTTCGGCGGCACAGGCCCATCGATCACGAACCTCGCCACGACGAGCGGCCCGTACGCCGCTTTCATCCGGCCGACGTAAAGCTCGGCTTCGCTCCGTTTCGCGAATGTCGTCGCGCCGCCATCGGGGAAGACGACCGCAAAAAGTTCGCTCGGGGTCTTGTCACTCATGGTCTCACCGCGTCCTAGCCGGCGCCCGAAGGCGCGCACTTGGTCAAAGGTCCATTCGTTCATGAAAGCTTTTAATCCTCGTTACTCACGCGCTCTGGCGCTGCCAAAGCCCAAATGGCACGTCTGACACGCGGTATTTCCAAACGTGGACGCCGAGCTTGGTAACCCGAAAGCACCGGCGGTTATGAACGCACTTGTAGAAGTGCGGGAATGTGTGCGGGTATGTGGAACACGCGCCCTGCGTCTCCTCGACAAGCCCCATTCTCGCGAGGCGCAGCAAGACGCGCCGAGGGAAACGCCGGCTAGTCCCAAATGGCACCCGACAAATGCGCTGCACCTGCATCGCTTCGTCGAGAGCGGCGGCGTCGGAGTCTCGGAGATCGCGCCAGTGGATCATGGACGCCCGCCATCGTCATGTGCTGGGCAGATGATGATCCCGCTGCCCTTGCACACGCCGCACACGTGTTGCGGCATGTCGTGAAAGCACTCGTTGCCGACGCAAAGGTCGTCGCCGCAGAACGGCTCGACGATGCCCTCACCCGCGCACTCGTCGCAAGGGACGGAGCCGTTGCCATCACAGAAGCACTCAGGCATGACCGACGCTCTTGCTGTTGGCGGTGATCGTTTCCACGCCGAGCTCGTCGGCTAGCACCTGAAGAATCCTAAGACGATCGAGGCCGTGGCCCTCGACGCGGGCGACGAGCATGCGGACGATCGCTGTGAATACATCGCAGCGTCGATCCGACAGCGGCAGTGCGGCATGAGCGGCCATGTGCTCGTCCACGGCCGCCTCGAGTCTCGCGAGGAGTTCCACCGTGCGCGGCCCGGCCGCGTCCACTTGCTCCGGTGTGGGCTTGTTCACGACTTCACCGCGGCAGCGGCGCCACCCGGCCGAAACCACTTGGCGCGGATGATATCGAGCGCCTTGTCGGTGAGCTCGATCGGGCTCCGCTCGCGATCCGACTCGGTGAAACGCGCATAGCCCTTGTCCGCCAGCGCCATAAACGACGGCGTAGGCCGAGCGGGGTTTAGGCGAAGCGCCGCCCATGGCTGCCGCGCTGCTTTGATGTTTTGCGTCAGCGCAAAAGCGATCTGCGGCCCGCTCACGGGCTGCCATTTGTCGTCGTAGAGCGCGCATGCGGTCACGATCATTGCCGCGGCCATTTCGAAGTCCGTCCGCCCGAACGTGTCGGGGAACGGCATGCCGCCGCCGTCTAGAAGCACTTCACTTGGTTTCATCTCGTCTCCCTTGTAAACAAACGATGAAGTTCCCAGCCTCGCCGCAGGCGGGTCCGCAGAGTAGACACACGGATTCCGCTGAGTTCTGCGCACTCAGGTAACGAGCGGACCTGACCGCGGTATCGAACGCATACGCTACTGCGCGTGTTGCGCATCTGCTGAGTGCGGGTCGCCCATCGGCAGTTGCGCTTGGAATAGCCCTTGTCGTTGTTGCGACGATCTAATGAGTGTTTGGGACTCGGTCGCAACCCCATATCAGCCAAGAAGTTAGGGAAGCTCAGCCACCTCTTGGTGACGCTAATTCCGCGGCCGCCGTAACTTGCGAAAATGGCGTAGTTGGGGCGGAGACAACGCTTGAGCATATTTGCCCACGCCAAATACTCCGGGCTTTGCGCGCCGCTCCTGCCGTGTCCATGAATCGTTTGTAGTTCTCGGCGCAGACATCCGCATGAGCGCGTGTTCCCGGAGCACAGCTTCCCGAGAGCCACTGTTTTGCTGATGCCGCAGTCGCAACGCACTACAACGCGGACACATCCGCTTGCGCTTGGCGGCAGCCGGCGAACGATCAGAAGTCGTCCAAAACGTCTTTGGGTGATCTGCTTCAAGAAAAAAGCCACCGGAGCCGGAGCCAAATCATGTGCAGCGGATGCCGCTTGCAGTCGACGGTGCCGCACTTCTGACAGGTCAAGGGGTACATGGCTCACCGCTCCTCAAAAGTTGGGTTACCAGTAACGAAAATTGCGCGCTCGGCAGCGAAAGAACCGGCGGGCGCAAAGACCGCTCGGGATTCGAGGGCACGCGGCTTCGTGCCCTTCGCGGGGGAGTCCAGAGGGGGAGCGAAGATTCCCCTTCCAACGGGAATCGAACCCGCATGCCCGCGTCTGCCAGAATCTTTTCACTCATCGGAGCGCCGTCCTTTGCCTGCGATGGCGTAGGCGATCTCGGTGAGCGTCATCAGGACCGCGATGAGCGCAATCAGCGCTCCGCAGCCGTTGTGATCGAGCCACTGCCAGAAGTTCATTGCTCGTCCGTGTAAAAGTTGTTCTCGCCGTTCGGGCACTCCTCGCGAAGCAGCACGAGACAGCGCTTGATGCTCGCTTCGCTGGTGCCGAAGGATTCCGTCTCGTGACCGCAGCGTGAGCATTCGGCAGAAACTCCGTCGACCTCGCCGTAATCGCCCTCGAGCGTCACCTCGCTGATCGAGCAAGATACCCTCATGGCTTCCGCTCCGGGCTTGCGAGAGCTTTCAGCACATCCTCTGAAATGTGGCTCACGAGTCGCGGGTTGCCGCGCCACCCGCAGAGGTAGCAGCGCCCCGCGCGGACCTCATTGTCGCACAGAGTTAGCTCGCACCATGGGCACTCCGCATGCACGTCGGCCGGAAGGTCCGCTTTCATTTGTGCTCCGGGGATTCGAGATTGAGCAAGCGCCAATATCGACCGATCTGAGCCTTGCTTGCAGTGTTGTAGACGTGTTCGATCGCGCACGAGCGAAGATCGTTCGGGCTGAGTCTCATCGGAAGCTCTGCAATGTAGTTGTGGACGTCGCCCGCCCCGATCCCCGCGTCCGCCAAAATCAACGCGACACCCGCCGAGGGAGGTCCGAGCGGCGCGCGTAACCACTCTTGCAGTCGCTCCTCGACTGCCAGACGTCTGCCGCCGCGCGCAAAGCGGTTACGCTGGCTCACTTGCTGCGCTCCGAGGATTCAAGACTTTCGGCTGCGGTGCTCGGCAGCAACGCAAAACCGCAAAAGGGGCAAAAATCAATTTCCTGATCGTGGGCGTAGTCCTCTTCGTTCTTCCAACCGACGGCGGTCCACGCCGGTTCGCGGAATTCACCAAAGGCAATGGGCTGAATCGCCAGGTCCGAGCAGTTTGGACAGCCGGCCATCACATGCGCTCCACGGGTAGAGTCTCGGTCACCACGATATCGACCTCGTAGGTGACTTCGTCGTCATGCTGTGCACCGAAGGCTTGCAGGCGAAGCTCGCCGAGCTCGGAGCACGACTCGGCACGCGCCGCGCAGTTGTCCACCCACGCCGCTACACGCTTGAGCAATTCGGCTTTGCGAAATTCGTAAATAACAGGCATCACTTGCCCTCCGTGGTTGCAGGACTTTCGGGTTCGGTCTGACGCACTGACAAAGACAGGGCGACGGAGGCAAACCATGCCGCTAGCTCATCGCGGTCCTTGTGATTGCAGTGGACATAAAAATCCGTTCCCGCATCGAAGTCGATGATCACGCCGACGTCATCCTCGATGGCGAATTTTGCAAGCGAAGTTGTCGCCAGCGTGGTGTCTGGGAAGATCCCGTGGGGATGCGTTCGGCGCACTTCGATCTTCATCGCTTCGGCTCCCCCGCGTCGACTCGGCCCGTCGTTACCATGCGCTGAGCAGCAACGAGAGCGCACTTCGCCGAGCAAACGATAGCGCCGAGCGGAACGGCGCCCGCGAGGTAAATCCCCCAGTCGTTGACGGCGGCTGGGCGTGTCTTGGCGCACACGATGCAAGCGTTGGCCGGCGCCATTTCAACGCCTGCGATAACTTCGTATTTCATCGCGGGGACTCCGTGGATGCGACGGCCTGAAGCGCTGAGACACAGAAGATGATCGGGCAAAGAATCTCGTCGAGCTCCTTGTGGGAAAACTCGCAAACCACCTCCGAGAACCGCGACAAGAGCACCGGGCGCGGCAAGCAATGCATGAGCCGATTGCCAACCACCATGTCGACTTCTTCGTCGATGCAAAGCTCACCGTCGATCGAAAACCGGACGCGCGCCGCTTCGCCACCGGTGCATCCATTGAGCCCATGGAAGCGGGTGTACTCGCCAAAGGAGGCGTACTCGTCCCAGCGACTTACCCCCTCGGGCAATTCCAAAAACGCTTTCGGCATCAGCATGAGCCCCACCACGAGCACGGGGTTCGAGCGATCGAAGGGCCAGAGTCGCGCGGTGATGCCCGTTCCACTCGGCACCAGCGCTTGCACTCGCTTCATGTCCACCATCACTCTTGCTCCGCGGTTGTGGATACGATCGGGATCTTCACGTCGCAGGTTTTAGCCCCGCAGATGCACGGACGAAGGTGAGTCTGCATCCACCCGATCAGCGCCTCCGCCCCTTCCAGCACCCCATCGGGCTTGTGCGTGAGCTCGCGGCCGCACCCGTTGCAAATCGTGATGATCGTCCGGACGTCGAGCCGCTCGATCTGCTTCACGTGCGGACCCGGCGCATCATTTGGAGGGCTCCGGGGTTTCCGTACTTTCGGGTTCTGCGGCTGCGCACAGCCTCTCCACGCGCTCTCGGCGGGCGGCGATATCTTCAGCGTCCCGCTCCGCGGTGCGCACGGCGGCCTCGAGCGCTTCGTCGGTCTCTATGCCGCGAGCTCGGAGCCAGCGCGAGAGAAGAGTCAGGACGTTAGCTTCGCGGTAGCGGCCGAGGAAATGCAGCACGTCGGCGACTTTGAGCAGAAGATCGGGGATGGGTTCGTCCATTGGGTTCTCCGCTTTTAGGGTGTCCGCGGGTTTCCAGTCTTTGAAGCATTCGCGGGCGTGCTCCTCGAGTACTTGCGTCGCGCCCTCGTGGCCCATCGCAGACGCGAGCGCGAGCCACGACCAGCCCTCGCTCATTTCTTCGACTCCGCCGGTGGCATTCCGTACTCCGCAATCGTCTCGGGTTCAGCGGCGGTGCCCAGGCGCGCCCAGGTGTCGAGCGAGCACGGGTTCTGAGTTTGCTCTTCAACGAAATCCGCCCACTCGCGTAGGAGCTTTGCGAGGCGCAATGCCGCCCCAGCCGATTCGAGCTGCACGCCGAGGTGTTCGGAAGATCCTGTACCCCGGCCGACGAAACCGTCGGCATCCAAAAGACTCATGCAAACCTCGGTGGTCGCCATCACTTCACCGGAGCGAGCCCGGTCACTTTGCCAGCCGGACATCCTGGCGCGTGCGGGATCACGCTTCCGTCGGTCGTCATCGCGGTTGCAATCATGACCCCGCACGTGCACCCCGGACCGCTCGGCCCGGGTTCGCCCGGACCGAGATCAATCAGTCCAGCGCGAGCACGCTTGAAGTCTGCGTCGGTGGGCTCGCCCCAGACGTGCACGCGATTGTCGATGAGCGCTTCGATCAAGCGGTCGAGCGTCTTCGGCGACTTGAAGCGAATCAGCGCCTTTCCACCCGGAGCCGGAATCGCCAAGTGCACTTGCGTGCATGGCACGACTGGCTCCGGAGCTGGACACCAAGAGGTGACCTCGAAGCCCGTTTCCGGAACTTCGTAATAATCGAACTGCATCTTTTTCATTTGGGCTCCGGGGTTTGGGTGCTTTGGGGGGCGATCTTGTTGCGTGCCGTCCACGCTGCATGTGTCTCGCCTGGAAGCTTCGGTGGAAGCCCGAACGCCATCAGCATCAGGTTTTCGGTGACGTGTTCCCCGAGGTAGATGCTCCCAAGCTCGAGCATTCCGAAAAGCACGTGAGCCGCAGCAAGTTCAGTGCGGCTGGTGGTGTCTTTTGGGCGACGAGCGCGGCGGCGTGCAATGTTCTTCCAAACAATCTGCGAGCCGCCCCGCGGGTTTCCAGAGTAGTGGAACCCCCGATGGCCCTTCCGTGCCTCGCATTGGTGTCGCCCGCTTTTCGACGAACAGCGCGCCATCACCTTGGCTCCTTGGTTGTGTTGTCTTCGGGGGCGCCCCACCCTTGCGGGTATCCGGCTTCGCGCCACTCGGCGTAATCGACAAGGTCGAGACCCTGATCGGCGCAAAGACAATGAGCTTCCTTCACTGTCTTCCGGCCGACGTTTGGCGTGCGCAGCATCGCTCGGACGCTGGTAGCGGCTAGCGCTTCAAAGCTCAGGATCTCATTGTCTTTGCAAAACGTGCGCAAGCGTTGACTCGCGCGAGCGATGCTCGTGTGCCAAAGCGTGCGCGCCTCAATCAACGCTTCGAAGCGAGCAAGATACTCTTGAGCGAAAGCAGCGATCTTGTCCGCGTTCAGCAGCACGCTGGTCATCGGATCGGCCAATACCTCTCGCGTGAGCGGCTGCGCGTCCTCGTTGAGCAACGGTTGGCCATTAGCGTCGAGCACGGGTTCGTAGCGGACTCCGACTTTCATTTGCGCTCCGTGGTTTCATTGCTTTGGGGAACGGTCGCGACAATCTCCGCCGCGATCTCGTCCGCCTCCGCGAGCGTGACGATGCCGTCCTCTTGGCTATTGCGTGGCGACCGGAATGCGACAACGTCGCCCATGACCTCGACGGCGCACCGCTTCGCTCGAAAGCTCGAGCGCGCGGTGATCGCCGCCGCGATCGCGAGCATCTCCGAGCCGTAGCCTTCTACGTCCGCATCCGAAAACCGGGAGCTCGTGCGGAGCGCCATCACGTGCGGGGCGACTGGCTCCATCCATACGCGGCCGTCGTGTTCGGCGCGTTCGATCAGCCACCAATCGTCGGTCCAATCACTCTTTCTGATCGTTAGGCGCATCATGTCTCCTCGGCTGCATTGCTTTCGCGAGCGAGTAGATCCGTCTCAATCTCTTCGCAGAGACACGGATCGCATTGTGGGCAAACGTCGAAGCCGTGCTTGCACTCGATCGCAACCGGACCGAGCGCCGAGCCGAGCGGACAGCCGGGTTGGTGGTCGCCGATCATGGCTCCTCCACGTCCTTAAACCCCGGCAGAAACGCGACGCCGACCGTGGGCACGATCGCCGGCCGCCAAGTGAGGCCGCATTTTTGACACGAGTGCGTGTGATGGTGCTTCGTCGCGAATTCCCCGACGTCGATATGCCGCGCCGAGCACATCGGACACCAGATGAGCATCGGGATCGGAAGGAGAGTCGGCGCTTCGGGTTTCTTAACGCCATCAGGGAAGCGTTCCCCACCCGCGACGTTTTCGTATTCGATGGGTTTAGCCATTTGGTTTTCGCTCCTGAAAGCCTTCCGTCACCGCAACGGTCGATGCGTGGACTGGACAGCCTGAGTTGGTGATTCGATCGGAGCCATCGGCGAGCTGGGGGCAAGTGCACCGAGGCCCCTCGACGAGACTCCCGTCGGGATAAGTGAGCGGGCCGCCGCCGGTCAGCCGCTGGCCAAGTTGGGCTGCATGCACAGCGTTGTCGCCGTGGAGCGGACAGGCGGGGCAGGGATTTCCGAAAACCTCGCCCGACGGGAAGTGAATCTTCGCGCAACAGCAGCGCGCTTCAGCGATCTCGACGCGGAGAGCGCACCCCTTGAAATGCCGCTTCGGATCTTGCCGCTGAATTTCCGCACAGCTGCACTCCGGAGGAAAAATCGTCTCGAACATCAGCTCATAAAAATCCCGGAACGGCGACCACCGAAGGAATTCCTCGCGCGTGAGCCAAGTAACCGGACACCCCGGTTCCATTTCCTTGGGCTCCCCGCGTGCCCAAACGCGAAACACGAGCACCCGCGAGCCGCGGCCGCTGACTCCGGGAATCGGCTTGGTCCTGTGCGGCGCATCGTAAATCGCCTCGGGCTGCCCCGCGATCGATAGACCGGTTTCCTCGCCGAGCTCGCGAGCAAGCGCCTGCACCACGGTCTCATTGTCTTCGACCTTTCCGCCCGGCATCCCCCATCCGCCGTAACGTTTGTTCCAGACGCATAGGATGCGGTGATCGGAATCGCGCTCGATGTAAGCGACCGCTGCGCGTGCTTCGTCGCTCATCGCACCCGCTCCTTTTGCGTGACGCTCTTGACCCGAATTACGCGCCCGTCACCCTTGGCGTGGCTGAAGCGCGTCTTGAGCCGCGCTTTCCAATCGCTCGCGCCATCGAAGTGGGCGCGGTTATTCATGACGCAGAGACCGCGCAGAAATCCGTGGTTACACCGTTTGTCGTCGCTCACCGCATTCTCCTCTCGTCGCTACCTCGGAATCGGAAAACCATGAGTCGGGCAATCGCCCCGAATCACCCACTGCGGACACATGCACTGGCTCTCGCTCGCGAGCGGCTCGCGGTCTCGTAAGCACTCGTAGCAAAGCGCCAAGGGGCCGAGCGGGTTCCGGAAGAGCGGCTCCATCCGAGAGCAACTCGAGCAGATGCCGTTTAGCGAAACGACCGACGGGCGTTGCTTGTCGGTCACGAGACCACGTCCCCAGGCGGTGAAGAGTGATCGGTGGCGCGCCGCGGTCGCTCTCCCGCGAGCACTTGCGCGAGGGTCGCGTAACCCGCCTTCACGACCGAATGGTGCACGTAGCAGAGTCGACGCCCGTCGATCTCGATCGACGCCGGCTGTTTGCACGGCGTCGGGCGCTTGCCGTTGTTGTTGATGCAAAACCATTGCGCCTCGCATTTCACCGCGAAAACTCCAGGCCACGGCGGGCGGCTTTGCACTCTGCGCAGCGCCTGCACGCATGGCAGAGCTCCGCAGTCCAAATGCGGTGCCGCGGACAGTAAAGCGTCGTGTCCGCCGTGCGCTTGCCGCACACCACTTCGCGAAAGCCGCAAGCGTGCGTCCAGGTCACCGGAATTGGGGTCTTGTCGTAGCTCACCGGAGACTCCGCGCGAACTTGCTGAGAGCAATCAACGCCGACACGAGTTGCGGCAAGCACTTGTAACAAGCATGCCGACTCCGATAGCGGAGCGTCCGCCCACAGAACGGACAAGCGCGTTTCACGGCCGCACCTGGAGCGCTTCGGCGATTAGCGCTTTGCAGTCGGCGCAAGTGACGCGCGTCGTGTCGAAGTCGAAGCGGCGGCTCGAGTCATCGAGCCCGCTTTGCCCGTCTGCGGTCATCATCGCAATGCTCGAGCTCGACTCGTCGCAGCCGATCTTCACGGTCGTCGGGACGAGCAGCCACTCCGACCAATGCACCGTCACGAGCGGCGGCGTCACTTGCGATGCTCCCGCCGGCCAACCACGACGCCGATCTGATAGCCGACGCCCGCCGCTACGTAGAGAATGAGCAGGTCGATCACGATCCACGCCCAGTCGATCACTTGAACGCCTCCCGCGCCTTGGCCATGGAGCAGTCGTGGCAGAGCCGCGAATAGCAGCGGAGGTCCACGCTCGTGATCAAGCGATGCTCGCCGACGTTGATCGTGTCCTCGAGCATTTGAAGCGTGTGCTTGCAGAATTGCAGCGCGCGCCGCGCGCTCCTCGCCTCGGCGTATTCGCCGGGGAGAGCCTCGCCTTTCGAGCTCAGAGTAAAGCTCGTTAGTTCACCGCGGATTTTCGTGTGCACCATCGATCCGTCTCGCTATTCGTTTTTGCGTTCGGCGATCGGACGCGTTGCGAGCTTTTCCACTGAGCTCGCGACGCCGTCGGCAAAGTCGATCGCCACGGTGAAGCCGAGGGCGACCACGCCCGAAAGAGCGCCGGTGCCGAGCGCCATCAGCGCCCAAGAGCAGAAGACCGCGGAGCTCGCCGGCCGATAGCCCGCCGCCGCGAGCTGCGCCGCGGTGAGTAGCATCCCCACCCACACCCCGACGCAAAGCGAGCACCCTATAAAGGAGCGCCACCCCGCGGGGCCGTGCTCTCGGAGCGGAGCAAAAAGCCCGCTTCGCGTCACCACGAACGTCATCGCCGCGGCCTGGAAGGCCAAAAGCCAGAGGTCCACGGGCGCCTCAGTCGCCGTAGCCGTGTTTTCGGAGCCAAGCGCACAGGTCGCGCGCCTGCTCGTCATTGAAATTGATGCCCACCCGCGGCTCCTCGAGCCCCTCGAGCGCGTCCACGTGCTCTCCGATGGTCACGCCGCCGTCAGGGCGCCGGCGGAAGTCTGGGCAATTCTGCCGCCCACACTTCTTGCAATCGGTGCGATCGGGATCGAAGTCGAAATCGGGGCCGCTGCTCACCGTCTCATTGCTCATAAGCGCCGGGTATAACATCGCCGTAGCGGCCGCGCAATGGCCGGCTTGCGGCGGCTCCGCGGCGGTGCCGCGGCGGATAAGCGGCCGCGGATCCCGAAAGTTGCGGAACCCCGTAACGAAATCACCAAAAAACGACTGACCAAAAGGCGCGAAAAATTCTGTGTTAGAGCGCTACAATCGCCGCTAAGCGCCGTGGATGAGTGGTTCTGGTCGAAAACGAAGCAATCGGACTCATGCCTGATCTGGCCAGAAAAGGCCGCTACCGCCAAGGCGAGCGGCACTGGAAAGCGAAAACTGACCGAGAGGGACGTCCGATTCATCCGCAGGCTCGCCAAGCTAGGAGCCAAGCGGAAAGCCATCGGCGCTCTTTTCGGCGTGTCGCACGAAACGATCAAGGCGATCCTCTCCGGCCGTACCTGGAAAAAACGGTCGTTTTGACCGTTGGACCCAGGTCAAAAAGACAGGCGAACCGTAGTTCGCTCCGAGTGCGAACCGTCGGGCGCCAAGTGCGCACCGGCCTACGCGGTAAAACAACGGTGTTCTAGTAGTTTCGGGCGCTTGGCGCACCGGTCCGGTGTGGCATGTCCGGTGCTAGATGTCCGTACGAGCCCGAGTCGGGCGCACAGAAAGCGGTGAGAACATGGCCAGGTCAAGCGCGCGAGCCGAGAGAACGATACGAGTTTACGAGGTTTTACACTACTTGGGCGACGATGGCGGGAGCGGACCCATGGGCGACGGCCACATGGTGTCTCGCCATAACTCGAAACGAGACGCCGAAGCCTTCGCGCGGGGTAAAACCTGTTACGGAAAACCGGCCCGCGTCGAAGCGGTCGACGCTCCCGTCCGTCTCGCCAATCGTTGGGGGTTTTACTAGCCGGTGCGGCACCGGCCGCGCACCGGGGTTTTACCGGTACGCGATTCGGTCCGCTCCGACAAGTGGAGCGAAAAAAGCGGTGAGCCAATGGGAAAAACATTGTTTTGGAGCGAAAGGGGCGCGATCGCATGCGAAAAACACGCGCCCATGCGCGGATCCGACTCTTGGGTCTGGGAGCGCTGGTCTCGCGTGAGCACGCAAGATGCAGCCGCCATGCGCGCACAATTCGAAGGCGATAACGCTTTCGAAGGCGCCGAGCTTTGCGAGACATGCCGCGCCCGAAACGAGCGCGAGACAACGGCCGAAAAGCCGGTGGAAGTCCGCGCGGACTTCGAGGCGTTGATCGACTACTGGCGCCGAACGTTCGGCGACGCACGGAAAGCGGCCAACGTTTCAATCCGTTCGGCGCTTCGTGTCTACCCTTGGCTCCGGGCGCACGGATTGCCGGACTTCCCCAAGTAGCCTCGCGAGACCGACTCGGCGCGCCAGCCACGCTAGCGCGTCGAATCGGGCAATCGAGCCCGACATAGAAAGCGGTGAGCCAAATGAAATACGAAAACGGAACGTTCGAGGCAACGATCGCGGAGCTTCGCGCGGTGACGTCCTACGCAAGCTCGGACTTCACGCGCGTCAACATTGCCAGTGTCTGTTTCGATACGGGTCGCGGGCGCGTCGTCGCAACGGACGGGCACCGGTTGATCAAGATCGACGCGGCCAAGTCGACGGAGCCACGCGACAACGATACGAAGGAAGCCGTGGAGCACCTAGTCAATGCCAAAAAGCTCCAAGCCGCGCTGAAGGGCTTGGGAAGCAAGCGCACAAAGGTGCGCGTCACCCCAGGGGAAAAGGGCTTTACGATCGCGTCGGGTGACGTACAAGCCGCGCTTCCGAAAGTAGACGCGACTTTCCCGGCCGCGGATCAAGTCATTCCGACGATCGCGAACATGCCTCAGCCGGCCGCATGCGTCGGATTTAACGCCTTCTATCTCGCGGCACTCGGTGTGCTTGGCGAGATTGCAGAAAGCCATGGGTGTCGCACGACTCTGTGCCAGTTGCGACTTGGTCAAGAGTTAGATCCGGCCCGCGTGGATGCTTCGTTCATGGGGGAAAACGCGGACTATCAGGGAGAAGCGACGATCATAGTGATGCCCGCGCGCATCTAAGCGGGCGCGGCGCTTCGGGCGCGAGCCACCATGGCTCGCGCTTCGAAGTCTCGAACGCTGGGCCGAGCACCAAGGGAAACGGCCCGCTTTGGTTTCACCGCTTTGGCGGGTGCCTGACCAAAGGATTAGCGCCAGCGTTCGAGGCTTCGGGGCTTGTCCCGAAAGAAAGCGGTGAGAAAGTGTCCAAGGTTATCCAGTATCGGCTCACGCTACGGCGTGAACGCGTTCTAAACGTCGCCGAAGCGAGCGCGCCGGACTTCGATCACGCCACGCGCACGCTTTTAGCGTGGTTCCGCGTCATGCGACCGGCGGGGGAGTGCCTGCTACTTCTCGGGCTCGACGCCCGAAACAATGTGATCGGGCTTGTCGAGGTAGCGCGGGGCGGCTTGCATGGTTGCGCGGTGACCGTTGCAGACGTGCTTCGCGCGGCGCTCACCTTGAACGCTTCGCGGATCATTCTCTCTCACAATCATCCAAGCGAGGATCCTACGCCGTCGCCGGAAGATCGCTTCATGACGGAAGCCGTGCGCGCGGGGTGTGACGCGGTCGGGCTCGCGTTCTGTGACCATATCGTGGTGGCGGTCGTCTCGGGCCGCACGCGTTCGGTGCTGTCATGAGCCGCACGATCGAAATCCGCGACGTCAAATATCGCGACACGCGGCGTTACACATATACCATATTTGACGCCGACCCCGCCGTGAGTGGCCCCAGTGCGTGGCCCTCACACGAGGACCTCGAAATCGAGGCGGACTCGTCCGAAGACGCGGTCTCGGACGTAGCCGCGGAGCTGGACGTCGAGGCCGCCGGCCTGTCCCCGAGCGACGGGTACGAGGTCGGACAGACGATCTACGCGCTCGTGTGGGATGCGGATGGGCAGGTGATCGCGCGCCTCACGCACGATCTGTCGGCTGAGGATCTCGGCGCCGACAAGAGCGGCGTCCGGTCCTGGTCGACCGAGGCGACCTACGTGCAAACTTACCCGGACGCCAGCGATTGTTACGGCTCGGACGGAGCGTGTGACGTAGAGGTCCAGGTCGGCGAGGTGGCCGGCGTCTGGTATCTCCGAACGCGCGACGACGCGGGCGGGAGCGACGAATGTGACGACACGTCCTACTCGACGGAGGCTGAGGCAATCGCGGCGGCCGAGGAATTCGCGACGGCCGCCAATGAGGCCAATGACGGCGAAGACGCTGAGGATTATCTTCGCCGACAGAAGCAAGAGCGCGTTGGCGAAGAAGATTCGGACGGCGCGTGGTGTGTTTACTGGTCGACCTCGCTGGACGATTCGGGCCCCCGTGAGCGCTACGCGACCCGCGACCAGGCCGAGGCAGCGGTCGACCTGGCGAACGAACAACTCCATCAGCGCAACCGCGGTCACCTGCTCTGCGGATTCGAGGTCCGCGAACTGGTCGACGATGAGTGGATCCGCGCGGAGCGCGAGTGATGGGCGTCCGCAAGCGGCCGACCGAGCTACGCAAGCTCCGGCGCGATGCCCGTAAGGCGTTCCGCGCTGCCGAGCATCACCAATTCTTGGCCGACGCTTTTCTCGCGCTTGGCCGCGAGTTGTCGCGGAAAGTCAAAAGGCTGGAGGGCGGCGCATGAACGGCTGGGAGTGGGACCTGGTCGGCGCCGCTGTAGCGACCGCGATTCTTCGTGACCCCGCCAAGCGAAAACATCTCGGCGAGCGCGTTTTGGAGGCGATCCGAGAAGTTGCGGGAGACGACGCTGCCGAGAGTTTTCGGCGGAGTTTGGTCCAACAAGTCATGGCGCTCCCCAAAAGCTTGAATATGCGTACCGCTCGGAAGCCGACGATTAGCTACGACCAGGACGCGCGGGCGCTTGGGAAGGACGCGGCTCGGGAGATCGAGATTCGGAAAGGGGTCGGCGATGGTGAGAAAGCGAAAGGGTTGAAAGAATGAGCCGAGTGCATTGCGAATGTGGCCGTGTCTATGGCGAGCGCTGCTCTTGGAGCGGCCCTCGCGGACAGACGGTTATCGTTGAGTGGATCCCGGAGTATCTTCGCGCCTCGCACGAGGCTGCTGGAAATCGTGGAAGCTATCCCGCGAACGGCGCCGAGCGGCTCCGCGTCCAGCGAGACTGCGCAAAGCGCATCATGGAAACCGAAAACAAATGGGCTAACCCCCAATGAGCCAGTTTATGGTCCAACTGACACGCCGCGGCTCCACGCTCGAGTGCAAGGTGGAAGCCGACGACAAACTCGAGGCCCGCACGGCCGCCCTTCGCGAGCTCTTCGGTGAAGGGGCCTTTTGGGATTCGGACTTCGATCCGAAGCAGGGATGCGCCGTTGTCGCGCGGCCGCGGAAACGTGGCAAGCGGACGGTGTTCGTGGAAACGAAGCGGAGCGCGGTTTACCGGATCCATGTGGAGCGATTGGAGGATGACTGATGGAACGGAAGGATTCCGAGCGCGTAACGGAGGCCGAGGCCAATCGCGCATGGTGCCCCCACTGCCACGCGTTCCCGGATCACCCGTGCATGTCGCCGATGGGCTATGTGCGCGGGCATCCCCACGTCGCGCGGTTTCGCGAAGCTCGTGCTGAGCGCGACGAGGCTCGATGGTGGAGCTACAAGAAATGACGCGGCTTCTCCTCGATGCTCGCGCGCTCCTCGGGCTTCGGCCATGATTCGGAAGCATCGCCACCGGCCGCCGCGCCGCCGCCACGAGCGGCCGCACCGAAACCCGAAGGTGCGAAAGCGCGAAACCTTTCGGCGCGCGTGTCGAGTCGCGAGATCCATCGATGGAAGCTTGACCGAACGCGCCGCCTACGCGCTCGGCTACCTCGGCAGTAACGCCGGCTTCGGTTGGGAAGAAATCAAACGCATGTTGGGTGAGAAATGAAAATAGAAGCGGAAGTCGACGAATATGGCGTGCTCTGCGTCACGATGCGCGGCGGCTCATGGTGGGCCGAGGCCGCGTGCTGGCACCCGGGTGCCGTTGTGAGCGTCACGCAAGTCGACGCCGAAGCAGCGCCGCTCGAGCGCATTCACGAGCTCGAGGCGACCGTGCGCGGACTGCGTGAGTGGTGTACCCACGGAGGGAAGGCCCCATGGCTTGCCAAATCCTGGCTTACGACATCCTAGACCGCTGGATCAGCGACCACGGCCTAACGCGCACGGCGTTCGCGAAAGCGGCGGGCCTTTCCGATCGCGACTTCCGGCACTTGATGCAGCTGAAAGATCCCGAGCGCCGCGTCAGCGTCGAATTCGCGGACAAGATCCATCGCGCCACCAAGGGAGAGATTTCGTATCCGCTGTGGGTGCCGGTGCGGTCGTGAAAAAGCGCTGGAAGAAAGCGATCGAGTCACTCCGCGTCGATGGCGACATCACGATGGCGGCCAATCGTGCCGGGCTCAATCGCTCCGCCGTGGCCTACCGCGTGGCCAACGCCAATGCCTTCCGGGAGGCGCGCGACTACGGCCTCGCTTGCAAAAAGACCAGCCGCGCTCGCGAGCGCCAACGTGAAATCAACAAGTGGACCGAGACCGTGGAGCGCGCCCGCGCTGAAGTCCGCGAAGCGAGGCGCGCGCTCAATCGCGATTTGCCCGCGCTCGGCCGAAACGAGATCGAGCGGCGCGTGCGGCAAATCGAAACGGCCGATGGCAAACTCCACGAGTGCGTGAAGCAATTGCACCACCTAAAAGCGGAGCCCGCCGATGGCGATTAAATGCTTGACGGATAACGCGGCCGACGCCGACGAGCGCCTGATCAATAGCATCATCGAGAGCTCGCACGAAACGCTGTGCGCCAAGGTCGAGGAGACCGAGCTCGATCTCGGGAACTTGTTCGGGTTTATCTTTTGCCTCGAGACGGACATTTCCCTGATGGTGATGCCGCTCGAAAAGCGCGCGAGCTTCATCGCCGAGCTCCGGGACGACGTGCCGGAGATGTTCGGGGAGATCGCGCCGTGGCTCTGCCAGGTCGACAGCGTCGAAGCCATGGGGATGCTTCGCTGCGTGGTGGGCTACTGTCGAGACACGCAACGCGGCTGGGCGCGCGTGCGGGTGCAAATCCACGAAGGCGCCCAAGCATGAACACCCGACGCCGGGTTTACGTGATCGGTCGTGAAGACCGCGGAGACCCGCAGGTGTTCGAGGCTGAGGTGTGGTCCGAGAGCAACGACGAAGTCCTAGTCGTCGTGGGAGTCGGACAATTGCTGCCCATACCACCTGACAAAGCGTACTTGACGCGCGAAGTAGCCGAGGCGCGTTTACGCGAAATCATGAAGGAGAGAACGCGGTGAGCACCAAAATCGAATGGACGAACGAAGTTTGGAACGCGACGCGCGGCTGCTCCCGCGTCAACACCGATTGCGATAACTGCTATGCGATGCGCCAAGCCCGCCGGCAAGACGTGCCGGGCGGCGCCTATGCGGGCTTGACACGCATCGGAAAGCACGGCGTCGACTGGGCCGGCATGGCGCGCCTCGTGCCGGATGCGCTCGACGCGCCCCTGCACTGGAAAGCGCCGCGGCGGATCTTAGTCGACTCCATGAGCGATCTCTTCCACGAGTCGCTCCCGAATGAAGACATCGCAGCTGTCTTCGGCGTCATGGCCGCTTGCCCGCGGCACACGTTTCAGATTCTGACCAAGAGGACGAAGCGAGCTCGAGACTGGTTTCACTGGGAACGTGACGAGTCGCGGGATGGCGAGCGGGACGTGATCGGCAAAGCTGCGTTCGAGATGGCGGGCGTCGAGTGGCAAAAGCACGTCACTGATTTCAAGTGGCCGCTTCAAAACGTTTGGCTCGGCTGCTCGGCGGGGCGGCAGGAGTCATTCGATGAATTGATCGTCGACTTGATGCACACGCCCGCCGCGATCCACTTCTTGAGCGCCGAGCCGCTCCTCGGGCCGATGACGATCGAAAAGCACCTCGAGTCGACACTCGATTGGGTGATCGCCGGGGGCGAAAGCGGACACGGCGCCCGCCCGATGCATCCCGCTTGGCCGCTCTCCCTCGCGGACCAATGCGCCTCGCGACGCCTTCCATTCTTTTTCAAGCAGTGGGGCGCATGGCAAGCCGTTTTGGGACCTCCAAAGAAAGGCGATCTGTGGGTCTACCCGGACGGAACGATCGTGCCGTGGCTCCCATCGAACCATGCGCCGATCGTCGCTTCGATTGCGGACAAGCCCTACACGACACTGCGCGAGTGGGCATTCGCGCAAGCCGTCATCATGCGCAAGACGACGAAGAAACTCGCAGGGCGCTGGCTCGACGGGCGTACGTTCGACGGTTACCCGCAATGAGAGCGATCGAAGTATTTTGTTGCTCCGGCGGGATGGCCGAGGGCTTCCGCCGCGCCGGCATCGAATTCGCGTTCGCGTTCGACAAGGACCCGAATGCGGTCGCCTCGTACGAAGAGAATCTCGGCCACCGCCCCATCTGCATCGATGTGCGCGATCTCCTGCGCATGGTGAAAGACGGATGGGGAATGCACGGGGAGCTCGACTTGATCGTCGCCGATCCGCCGTGCACGCCGTACTCGCTCGCCGGCAAACGCCTCGGCCCCAAAGACGAACGCGACATGCTCCGACAGACGTGCGAATTGATCGCGCTCCTTCGGCCACGCGCGTACCTCATCGGCAACGTTCCGGGACTCGACACCGCCGACAACTGGCCGATCGTCCAAGAATTGATCGGCACCTTTCTTTCGAAAGAAGGGTATTGCGTGCTCGACTACGCGAGCCTCGATGCCGCGGATTTCGGTTGGGTAGAACTATGCGAAAATCATGCGCACTTTGTGGACACGCTCTCCGCTTCGACAATCGTTCGGGATACTGCCGAAAGCATACGCCGAAGAGGAGCGCGCACGCCTACGGAGTCTGCGCTGCTTGCGGGGTTCAACTCGGCAAGGACAATACGACCGGATATTGTCGGCAATGTAACGCTAAAAAAGTGGGAAGAGCTTTTGGCGGAGCCAAAGGGCCGGCGAACGCAAACTGGAAGGGAGGCAAGCGCTTCGACGAGCGCGGATATGTGCGAATCCGAGTCGACGGAAAGTACAAACGACAACATCGAGTCAACATGGAAAAAGCTATCGGGCGAAAGCTTAAAGCTAGCGAAGTTGTACATCACCGCGACGAAAATCGCGGAAACAACGCGCCAGAAAACCTCGAACTCTACGCGGACAATTCCGAGCACATGCGAAAACATTTCAAAGGCCGCAAGAGAGGTCGCGGCTTGCGCTGGTTGTAAGTCTCACGCAACACCGCAACACCGCGTCCGGCCCTTTTGGTACGGGCACCTCGCGGGGCCTTGCATTCGCTGGCCGGAGCGGACGCACTGCGCGCCTCATCTCCTCGGCTTGCCCGGAGTCACGAGCCTCGAGCCGTGGGTCACGGTTAAAGGCAGCGCTTTCGCATTTGCCCGCTGCGAAAATCGGTCGCACCGTCAAAACCCGCGGGCGACTTCGGGGCAAAGACGGCTCGACGCGCGAGCACGTCCCGAATCAGCCCGGCAAAACCGTGACGGCGTCGCGCACCGGTCGCGAGCGCGTCCTCCTCGAGCACGCCCGCCACCCGATGAGCCGCCCCGACGAACCCTCCTACACCGTCACCACCAAAGGCGACGGCCGCGGAGCCCAAGGCGCCTGCGTCGTCGAATGGCCATGGGACCGGCCGTCGACCACCGTCACCACGCGCGCCGGCATTCCGCCGCCGGGCCATCACCCCGAATCGGGCTCTATCCTCTCGCAGCCGAACGCGGTTGTCCTTTCCGAGCTCGCCGCGGCGATCCTTCAAGGGTTTCCTGAAGGATGGGTGTTCGCGGGGAAAACGAAGATTTCGCGATGGTCGCAGATCGGCCAAGCCATGCCGCCCGCGCTCGCCGCCGCGGTCGCTCGGAGCGTCCGCGAGCAGATGGTGCGCGCCAAAGGAGAGGAGTTTTGCGTGGATAGGTCGACGCAGTGGAAGTGAAAGATGGGCTAACGAATGGTGCGGAACCTCGTAACGCTATCGGGACCGAAAGGCCCGCATCGTCTCGCGCGCCCTGGCCTTGCAGCGCTCGCGGTAGGCTTCGTCGGTCCGATAGCGCTCACGGAGTTTGGCGGCTTCGCCCGTGACGAGCCTCCGCTGGCGCATGTATTCGAGCCTTCCCGCTCGGCAATATCGCTGCCGCACCCCGCGGCAAGAATCGAACGCCTCGAGCGGATGATAGTCCCGATGAAAAGAACACCAAGCTTCAGCTAGGGCCTTACGAAGCGCCGCGGTGTATTTATGTTGCACGACCAACAGTGTCTCTGAAACAACGAAGAAAAGGCAATGAAAATGACACTCGAAGAAGCGTGGGAAGGCGTCATGGTCGAATATACCGAGCAGGATTTCCCGGGCTCGGAGCCGTACAAGCGATCCGTGCCGGGCTGGAAGTGCAAGGCGTGGGGGTTTCAGATCGGGACCTCTGGACTGCCGCCGGAGCGCTGCCAGTGCGGTCAGACTTACGAGCGTGAAACGACGCCTCCGATCTGATCTCTCTGCTCGATAAGAAAGGAATAACGTCCAAACCAGCCAACCCTCTTAAATCAACACTGCGGAATGATTGAAAGGAAAGAAGCGTGCCAAAACTGGAGTGGACCGAAGACGAGATCCGACACGAGGCCGAGGCTCTTTTCGAGCGGACAGAGTCAAAGACCTCGCAAGATCGCCTCGAAGCGTGCCTACTCGGCATGCAAGTATTCGAGGAAATCGCAGACAACGTGCCGGCGGAGCGCGTTCCGAGCGAAAAGTTCGGCGCGCTCTTGCTCATGCGATGGATTTTGCAGAACGAAATCGAAGAAATAGATAAACAACTCCACGGGTTGGGAGTGAAAAGGCGATCTGGAGTCCACACTTTGGAGATCCCCGAATGAGATTTCCCGAAGAAGAGCCTCCGACCAAGCCGGAAACCCCGTCGAAACCCTACAAACCGACGCCACCGGCGATGCCGCCGCTGATCATTCCGCCAAATCCGACCGATCCGGGCGAGCGCCCAACAGATCCGGCGCCGGCAGATCAGCCAACTCCGAAAAAAATCGAAGAGAATGGCCAACTTCAAGGATCCTGAAGGGCCGGACGTCGATCGCTTCAGGAAAGCGAGCCGAGGCCAAGAGAAGCACTTTCGTGCTTCGACCGATTTTCTTCGAGCGGCCCGCTGGCTCGAGGCGCGCGGCTACAGCGACGCGGCGGCAGCTCTCTCCACCGCCGCGCGCGGCGAGCTCAAGGGTTTCTGGAACGAGCGGCGACTGCAAGCACTCACGATCGCGCTCCGCGCAGACAACGCCCCCGATTGGTCTTCGAAAGAAAACGTCGCGACCGGCGCCGCGATCGGTAACGCCGCGTCGTTCATGCGCGGCGCATCTTTGCTTTTGATGATCGGACAGATCGATCCGATTTCTTCAGCAAACGCTGCACGTATTCGTCGCTGCATTGCATTGCTTGCTGTGGCGATTCTCGACACCACCGATAAAAATTGGCGCCAGAAATCGTGGTGAAATTTCACCGGCGCGTTTTTATTTGACCCTTCGGACCGAGCCCGCTTACGTTGGCCGTTCCGATGGTGTTGCTTCTTCACGGCTGGTTTCCGTCCGACCGAATCACAGAGCCGGACGAAGATTTAATCTCCGATGCTATTCGCGACGCCGCGCTCGAGACCGCGGCGTTAGCTCTCGAAGCGGAGCTCCGCTACTGCTTCGCGCTTCTGCGCATCGATAGCGCGAGCGCGCGCGACATCTTCGACCAAGCGCGTTTTGACGCGCGCTTACGCGCTCCCATGGCCTCTCCCTTCGAGGTGAGGCATCAGGCAGCTCTTGACGTACGCCTGGCGCTCCGCGAGCTCTGTCTCGCCCGCGCTGCCGGCTGATCGGCCGTCATGCCCGAAGCTGTCTTTGCGCTCACCAATCCCGAGCCGCGCGCAAAGAGCCTACGAATCAAGCCAGCCCCGTGGCTCCTCACTGTCGAGCGAGAAACGAGAGAGCACCGAATCAGGCGCGCCAACCGCATTTCCGCGCGCGGCGTCGAGCGCAGCGATGAAGCGCTTTTCTTGCGTGACGAAATCCGCCAAGCGTCCAACGACGAAATCGGCTTCGGTCCTTTGGCGAAGTTCCGAGCGCTCCCAGGATCGACCCCCGAGGTAAAAAAGATCCTACGTCGCTGGGACACGCAGAAGAAACAAACCAGCCGAGGACGGCATCGGCTCCTCCGCGACGAGCACGAGCCAACAAACAGTTTCCGCGATCGCGTCTTTGAGGAAGCCGACCGGCGAGGCGACAGCAAGTGGCACCGTGATCGAAGCAAGGGACAAATCGAGCGCTTCATGCGCGTGCGCGCCTGTGGCGCCGAAGAGCGCGGAGTCTTGGTGTGTGTGCACTGCAAGACAGTCACGCAGGACAAGCACGGCAATCCGCTCGTCCTGAAAAAAATGTGCGGAGCAACTCTGCTCTGCTGGGACTGCCGGCAGATCCGCATCAAGAAAAACCGGAAAAGGTTTTTGCATTCACGTCTCGAAGCACTACAACGGGTCCGCTATCGCAGGTTGGGTCCGGGTCAGGTACCTCACGATCCGATGGTCGAGAGGTTCTTGACGCTCACCTGTCCGCATATAGCGCTCGAGCAATTCATCACGATCGAAGACGAAGATGGCGAGTTTAGAAAACTCTACGGTCCCGAAGCACAAGCTTGGCTTGTAAGAAACGCCTGGCGGCGTTTCATGAATTCGCTCCGCAACCGCTGGCGCGGAAAATATTGGAAGCACCCAGGGTTCGATCTGATCTCATTCGTGCGTGTGCTCGAGGCGACGACCGGACGCGACGAAGCGGGCCACGTGCACATTCATTGCTGGCTCCTCTCTCCGTTCGCACGCGTTCAGGTGATCCGCGCTCTCTGGGGGCGCGCGCTCATCAAATCCGGATTTCCGCTTGAGCTCTGGCCTGAGCACGCATGGAAAGACAAAGCCGATCTCCGCATCGAGCTCCAAAAAGCCAACGACGAGACCGCCCTTCGCTGGCTAAAAAACTGTTCGAAAAAAATTCCTTACCCGAGGGTCGACTACAAGCGGGTCACTTCCCGAGGCAAAGGCGCCGAGGTCGACGGCATCGATCTCGCGATGGAGCTTGTGAAGTACCTCACGAAAGACTTCGAGGATCCCGAGTGCAAGGTGCTGATGCACCCATCGCTTTTTTCAGCCGTTTACCGCGGGCTCGACCGGGGGCGACTCATCACAGCTAGCCGAAAATTCTGGGTAAAACAGCACTGCGAGTGCCAAGCTTGCGGCGCGATCGATTCCCTCCGCCCCCACGAAAGACCCAAAGAAAGTCCCGGGTTAGCGCGCGGCCCACCCGGATTGCCGCTTTTCGATATCCCTTCAAACACTTGCGCCTGACCGTGAGAGTGCATAGTCTCGCCTTCGAGGACTGCTCACCGCGGATTCTCGTCCCGGCCATTCTCGTGTAGCTCGTCGGCGCATCTGCAAATAGCGGAAGCAACACCACCCGACGGGGGCATGAGGGTGGCCGTGATTTATTTGTGGCCTATGGCGCTCCCGCTGAGCTTGTGTCTATTTTGTGCACTGGGAAAGCGAGCCGGTAATCGATGCAACGACAGTACTTCCGCCTGATTTGCAAGGACGGCACGGTTTACACCTGCAACGAAGAATGGCCCAACACGGGCAAGGAAAACATCCGCGGCATCATCTGGCTCATCGGCTACGAGTCGGAAATCGTCGAAAGTTTCCATGGGCTCACCAAGACCATTCGCCCCGAGCGCTACTACGTGCTGATGCGCGACGCCGCCGGCATGCACGGCATCAAAAACCCCGGCATGTGCCCCGAGTGCCAGCCCCTCAACCGCGCGGGCTGCCCCGCGTGTCCCGAAGAGACGCAAGTGCACGAGATCCCCGCCGACAACGTGGCGCGCCTTTGCCGCACGCAAGGCTTCAACGACGCCATCGATATGTTCGGGAAAATGATGAATACGCTCAATCAAGATTTGATCCCGCCCGGCCCCGATCCGGATCTCGACGAGCAGATCAACTCTTGGGTCGACGAGCGCTTCCCCCGCTTGAAGCAATTCTGCGAGGTCGATCGCATTCTCGCCAAGGAGCTCGTCGAGCTCATCGAAGTCGTGCAGGCCGAAGAGACCGCCGACGATGACGACGATGACGACGACGAAGAGCCCGTCGTCGCCAAACCAAACAACGGATCCACCGAAGCGCCTCGCGCTTAGCCCACCCAAAGCGAAAGACGGAACATGGAAAAGTCACAGTCCATCGGCGAAGAGGCGACGACGCGCCTCATCAAAGTCCTGACGATCCAAGACGGCGTGTCCGCCGAAAAAGAAATACAAGAGCTCGTGCGTGATGACTGGGACTTCATGCACGGCGTCGGCAACGCCATGGTCTTCGAGAAATTCACGGGCGCCCGCCGGCGTATCCGGCGCCGCGGACGAATGCCGGACTTGACGAGCGCGCAACTCGACGATCTCACGCGCTCGCATGAGTTTCATGTGATGGCGCGCCAGCTTCGCGACGCGCAACTCACCATCGAAGCCCGCGAGCGTCAGCTCGATCCCGACTCCACGAAACACTGGGACGCGATGCGCACGGAGCGCGACCGCGCACGCGTCGAGCGCAACGAGCTCTGCAACATCATGCATGAGCTCGCGGAAGCGCTCATGTGGGCGAGCGGAGCCGAGGAATTCCAGGTCGGGAAAAAATCATCCGAAGGCTGGGAACAAGGACCGCGGGTGGCGCTCGAAAACTACCGAGAATTCCTTCGCAAACGCGAGCGCGAGATTTACGCAAACGTGCCTATGGACACGCCCTAAAGGAGAAAATGAGTGGCCGCCCGCCCCGCCAAACGCAGGCAGGTGGATCGTGTTCGAGTAGTGGTGTTCCTGAATACAAAATCCTTCCGCCATCTGGAGTCGCTAGCCGACTCCAACGACATCAACCGAAGCGCGGTGATTGCGCTCGCGCTTGCAAGGCTTCATCGTGCCGAAGTGAAGCAGGGCCGACTCGTCAAAGAGCCGGTAAACGGAAAGGCAGCTGAGTGATGGCAAATCAAATCGAGCTCATCTACGACCTGAATGTCGGAAACCAGCCCTCGGCATCGGGCACCAAACTTTTCCAGCGCGCGAGCGACATCGTCTTCGATCACAACGGCGAGACCGCCGCCCTCATCGGCCTAAACCTCGCAGGCGACGTCACCGAAGCTTCGCCGCTCTCCGGGCAAATCCGCCGCCGCCTGATCTTCGACGTGGAAGCCCAAGGCAACTACGCCTTCCCGACCGACGAGCTCTTGAAGAAGGCGACCCGCAATCTCTTCGGTCGAATCTTCGCCGCGTTGATGCCGGCGGCCGTGACGGCGTCCGAGCCCGTGGTTACTTGATAGCGCACCAAAATGGCAAGTCGTCGAAAACGTCTCGAAAACGGAACCAACGGCGAGGCGCGCGTGCGTCACCCGCCCGCGCCGCCGCCGGATCTCCAAGACTCGGCAAAGGCGGTCGTCAACGGCTTCCCGGTTGACGCTCACGGCATGCCGATCGGAGACGAAGTCGAAGTCTCGCCCGAAGACGCGCTCAACATTCCGCTCGACAGGACCGCAGCCGTCATCTCTCAGCAGTATCGCGGCCAGGTCGCGCAGAAGCATCGCGGCGATCGCAACGTCAAGCTCAACGCCGACTTTCCGCTCCGCTACCAGCAAGCGGTGATGCTTCATCCAAATTCGTCCGTCACGATCATGATGACGGAGCCGACGCGCGCGCACTTGCCCGTGGTGCCGGTGGAATCGCTGCGCGACTGGCGGGACCTCCAGCGCTTTGTAGCGGAATACACGCAGGGCAAGAAATGCACTTGCAAGTGGACCATCGGAGATTCGACGGAGCCATGTTGGGCAACGGGCATGATCTACATGCTCGACGATCCGCGTTGGCAGGAAGAGGACCGAGAAATGAGTCAGCGAGGAAACGGCTACCCTCCGCCCGGCTATCCGCCGCAACAAGGCTACCCGCCGCAAGGCGGCTACGGCGCTCCTCCCGGCTATCCGCCGCAGCAAGGTTACCCGACCCAAGGCGGCTATCCGCCGGCGGGTTACCCGCCCGCTGGCTACCCGCCGCAGCAAGCGTACGATCCGCGATATCCCCCGGGGGCCGTTCCTCCTCAATCCGCTCCCGCGCCGTATCCGCCTCCGGGCTACCCGCCCCAGCACGCTCCGCCGCCAGCGTATCCCCAAGGCGCGCCTGGTCCGCAGTATCCGCCTCCGCCCAACGGCGTAGCCGGTCCGCAATACCAGCACCCGCAGCACCAGCCGCCGCCCCCGCCGCCGCCCGCTGCCGCGCCGACCAACGACGCCGCGATCGCCGCCCTCATCACCATGAACGACCGCCTCGTCGCCGAGCTCTCCGCCGCCCGCCGCGAGCAACCGCAAGCGCAACAGCAAGCCGGCCCCGCCCCCGGTCAGCCGATCTTCTGGAACGGCCAATGGATCGTCTGGAACGGCTCCGCGTGGTCGCCGCTCCAGCAGCCCGCCGCTGCGCCGGTAGAAAAACCGGCGCCGGCTCCGGTGCAACTGACGCCGATGGAAGCCGCGCGCCAATCGGTGCAATCGGTCCTCGAGCTCTCGAACCTGATGGGCAAGACCCGCGAGGCGCTCGCCCCTGAAAAGAGTGAAACCCCGGAACACCGGGAAAATCCCGCCGCCGACGATGACTTCCCGCTCAAGGTCCGCGACGTCGGGCCGTTTCGCGTGACCGCGATCGACGGCGAAATGGTCACGGGCTTCGGTCCGTTCGTCGCATCCAACTTCGACAAGTTCCAAGACCTCGGCAAAGCCGCCGTCAAGGAATTCGTCGAGATGATGGACAAGCGGAAGAAAGATCAGATGGATCTGATCACACGCGAAGCGGAAGCCGCGAATCTGAAAGCCGAAGCGCAAATCAAGAGCGCCGAAGTGCTCGAGCGCGTGGCCACGGCTCAAGAGCGCATCGCGCGATCCGAAGTCATCAAAGCGGAAGCGACGCGCATGGCGGGCGCGGCGCCGCTCGTGACGCCGCCGCCGCCGGCACCGTTCGTGGCGCAGCCTCCGCCGCCACCGCCGTACGTGGCGCCCCCTCCTCCGCCCGCGCCTCCGTTCGTTCCGGCGACGCAATACGCGGCTCCCGTTGCGCCGCCTGCTGGCCACGTCATGGTGAGCGCGCCCGTCGCGCCGCCTCCGCCGCCGGCTCCCGCACCCGAGCCCGAGAAGCCCGAGCCGCTTCCGCCGCCGCCCGATTTCATCGCACCGGTTACGCCTTCTGACGGAGCGTGATCGTGTCGGTGCTTCTTTGGTTGTGGCTGGGCGGGATTGCGGGCCAGGCGCTCCTCTTTCTCGTCAACCCCGACGTGGGCCGCGGCGTAAAGAGCGTGGTGAAAAATCAGATGCGCCGCTGGCCGACCGCGCGCGCCTGGGTGCTGTTGTGGTCGATGATCGGTTTGTTGGTGCAATTGATGATCTGGCCGCTGCACGGTCTCCTCGCCCAACCCCTCCTAAACTTCTGGACCAAACGGGCGCGCGAAAAGGGCATCGTCCTGATGCCGGTGACGTGCGCTTGTTGCGGAGAGAAATCCGAAGTCGTCGTGCTCGGAGATCAGAAGTGGGTGTCCTTCCAGCACGACTGGTACGTCAACGAAGACCACGAAGCGGTGTGCTCGGCCGCGTGCGCCGCACACATAGACTTCGCCCACCCCGAAAGGAACCTCCATTGAACACCTACCAGACCAAGGACGTCACCATCCGCGTCGCCTGCGAGCCGGCCTCCGCCGGCCGCTTCGTGCAGATGCAAGTCGCGATCATGATGCGCCCCGAGCACGCCGCGCAGCTCGTCGAAGCCGTGCGAGCGATTAACGCCGAGGTGCCCGGTGAGGAAGATCCGGGGCGTATGGCGTTTGTGGACGGCGTCACGCGGGAGCTCGCCGAGGCGGCCTCGAGCGTGGCGAGCGGCAAAACCGGCTGATGGAGATCCCGCGCGTCGAGCCGCGGTCTGGACGTCTGAAGCGGTGCAACAATCCGCGCTGTCGCCTGTGGCTCCCGATCGATGAATTCCAGCGCGATGGCCGTTGCGCTGATGGCCGGCGCGGCGAGTGCAAAGACTGCCGATCTCGGCGTCGGCGAGCGCTGAAGCTCGGCTTCCGGCGTTTCAAGCCGTGGGAGAAATGCGGCAGCGTCGCCGCCAAGGCTCGCGCGTTCGGGTTCAAGAAGTCGACCGTCCATGACCGATTGACCCGCGGCTGGTCGCTTCCGCGCGCGTTGCTGACGCCCGTCAAGTAGCGGGTTACACTGAATCGATGCCCGCCCCTTGGACCGCCGTTACGCAACGTGAGCACCCGTTCGGCAAGCAGGGCGTCAATAGCTCGCTCGACGAAGTGGCCAAGCGCGTCTCGAAGGGCGCGATCGACCCGGGCGTGCGCACCTGGGCGATCGAAATGCTGGACGTCGCCCGCGAACGCGGCCTCTCGAGCGCCAAGACCCCGAACGATCGCGCGCGCATTCTTCTGTCCGCCGTGCAGAAGAAATTGTGGGTGCCCGACCCAATCGGGGCCGAATACATGCCGGCGGCGACCTTGCTCGCGTGCGATCCGAAGACAAACCCCAACAAGGTTTGCATTCGTGGCGACGATTGCGACGGCGTGGCGACGCTCCTCGGCGCCGCTTGGATGTCCGTCGGGATCCACACCTTGGTGGTGGGCCATGCTTACGACGACGAGCACAACATCGAGCACGTGCTGTGCGCCGCGCACTTGGACGGCCGCTGGCACTACGGCGATCCGTCGACCGACTACCAGCTCGGCAAATGCGTCCCCTTCACCTACGAGCGGATCCTCTCCGTCCCAAACGTGAAGGTGATTTGCGACGACGAAGTGTGCATCGGCGCGGGCGGCGGAAGGTCCTTCGATCCCGACCGGCTAAACTTCGTCGACAAGGGCGTTTTCATTGGCGTTGACGGCTTGCGCGGCCTCCGAGCTCGCGTCGTGTGGAAGCCGGGTGATCGGACGCTCGAAAGAGCGCTCACGCTTGCTCGCTGTCCCGGCTAGCTCTTAAACTGGTGAGGCGATGTCCGCCCTCATCTGGAATGCGTCCGTCCCGCTCGTGCTTTCGCCGAGCTCGAGGCGGCCCGTCGGCCTCGGTGCGTATTCCGGAATGGACAAGGCAACCAATCCGCTCACGAGAGAGATCATCGAGCGGAAGGGCGGCACGAGCTCGGCGGATCTGAAAGCCTACGGCGAGGTGGGCGGCGCAATTGGTGGCGCTGCGGCGTGCTCGGCCTTCGTAGTGACTGCTCCAGTCGCGGGCGGCTGCGCGATCTTGGGCGGCATCATCGGCGGCTTCATCGGAAAATCGATCCCTGTGGCCAAGGGATCGACCATGGAGGACTTGGTTTCGGAAACCTGGAACGACTTCACGGCGCCGCGAGCCAAGCGCGCGGCCAAGGGCATCCTCGCCGTCAAGTCCTATTTGACGCTCCGCGATCTGGCCATCAGCCAAGGCGCTTCCGACGTGGCGCTGACTGAAGCGGGCTTGCCACCGGCGCCGGTGTTCTCGAAGTTTGCGCCGAGCGCCGAGCGCTACGCGGCCGCGCTTGCGTATGAAAAGTTCGAGCTCACCAAGACGGCGCTCGACGAGTGCGCCGTCGCCAAGAAGCTCGGCATCGTCAACGAAAAGCTGACGTGTAAGGACTACGTTTGGCTGACCTACTTCAACGGGAACTTCGGCCCCATCGCCAAGCCCGGCGAGCCGATCGATTGGTTCGCGGTCGGGCGCATGGAGAACGCCTCGAGCTGGTTTCAGAGTAAGGGCGACTGTCCGGCGGGATTCTTCAACGTCTTCGACCCGAAGACGCCGAGCAACATGCACGGTGAAGATCCGCAGTGCTTGACGGAGCTCCCGAGCAAAGCGATGGAGCCGCTCATCGAAAAGCTCAAATCGCAGATCGACTTCAAGAACATCGCCGCGGCCGGGAGCGGTGGCGGGGGCGGCGGCTCGAGCATCGCGCCCTTGGCGATCGGCGCCGGCATTGTCGCGCTCGTAATTTGGGCGCTACTCTAAAGGGCGAGCGATGGCCATTTTGCGCTGGTCCGGTCAGGTTTCCGCCGCCCCGGAAGAGATCCCGGGCGACGGCCACAAGCTCTCGAGAATTGAGTGGTTCGCGATCGCGGGCCTGCTGATTTCAGCGACTTCCCTGGTAATCAACCTCTACCGCGCGAGACTCATCAAATGAAAAAGCTGCGATGGCTGGGCCAACCCGCCGACGAAAAAGCCTGGGAAGCGTACCTGACGGCGCTCCGCGACAATCTGAGCGCGTCGTGGACGCGAGCCGTCGCCGCCTACACCGGGCTAAAGACGGTCCGCCAAAACCTCGGCCTTCCGTTCTTGGTCGATGGCGCTGGCCCCGAGGGTGGAGCCGCCCCGGGCATGTCGAGCGCGTCGGCATGGTCCTCGGATCTCGACCAGAACGCAGTCGACGCGATGGCGATGGTGAAGATCATCACCGACGCCCTAAACGACGCGATCGCCGGAAAGCGCAAAGTCGCCTGGAACACGGAAAAGAATCAATTCGAAATCGAGGGGCTCTCGTCGGACGTCGTGCGCTTGGCGCTCAATGGCGACGTGCCGATCATCGTGAATCCCGCGGGTGAGCAAACGCACGTGCAAGGGCAAGTTGGAGTGCCCGCGATCGTGTGGGCTACCACCTTGGGCGTCACGGTGCTCGCGCTCCCGGCGTACTGGGCGGTCGAGAAAGCAGTCAACAACATCACTGACGTTGCCGAGCAAAAGACGATGCGCACGATCGCGGAGAAATCCTACGAGTGCGTGACGACCGGAAAATGCACGCCCGACCAAGCCGCCAAGCTAAACCAATCGATCTACACCGGCGCCGCTGCCGTGCGCGCGCAGAAGGTCGAGCAAATCAAAGCCGGCAGTCAGCCCACGACCGACATCACGAACACGATTAAGACCGTCGCGCTGGTCGCGCTCGGTCTCGGTGTGCTTTACGCACTCGTGCGCTTGGTGCCGCCAGCGGGTGCACGCTCGAGCTCGCGCGCGCTTCCGCCGAGTCGTCAATTGGCGCGAGCGGCCTAATGACGGACTCCGGCCGCATCGTCGAAGCCGAAGATTGCACGACCGGTGCGTGTTACACGCACCACATGATCGTGCGCGGCACGAACATCCAATTCGTGTCCGTCGAACGCGTGCGAAACTCCGGCGCGCGCCGCATCGTGCGCGCGACCGGACCAAACGGAGAGCGCGAAGTCTTCTGGGAACCGCGCATGCCGGCGGCCGACGTGACCTTCCCGCGGGGGTATGTGCTCGTGCACGACACGACCGGCGCACTTTTGGACCGGTGCGATTTGTATATTGTTCGAGCTCGCGGAGGAGGTGCGAAAAACGCACCTGCTGACGTGCTCGATGACGCAGAAAAGTACTTCATCGACCAGAACGATCGCCCACTTCCTCTCACTTACGGATCGGTGGAAATTCCCGAGGGACCGTGGGCGCGCTTAGCGCGCGTGCGTCTCATTCGCTATCGGCGTCCGGGCTTCGACAAACCGTTCGAGCACGAATACGATCCGCCCGTTGAGGTGCGTTATAGCAAGCGCACTTTGGGGTGGCGTTTGCCGCTTCCGCACGGCTGCATTGTTGACGAGCACGGATTTCGCTGGCCATAATCTTTTCGTGCATGAAGAGAAACGTGGCGTGTGCGTGTGCGGAGCCGACGAAAGTCGCTTTGCGCGTAAAAGCGCAGATCGCTCGTTATCTCGAAAATCCTGGCATCAAATCGCCGCGTCGTGCTGACGCGCTGAAGGCCCACGAAGAGAACAAGATGGCAACTCGCGCTCAGATCGCTGCTGCTCGAAAGAACATCCGAAAGGCGCAAGCCGCTCGTCGCAAGAAGCGTGGTGGCCGTCGCCGCCGCGCCGCTGCGAGCGCCTCGGCCAATCCGCGAAAGCGTCGCTACGCCAAGCGTCGCCGCGTCGCAGACAATCGTGGGCGGTACGAAGAGAACCGCCGCCGCCGAAAGGCGCGCCGACGCCCGAAGCGGCGCCGAGCGGCCGCCGCGGCCCAGAACGAAAATCCGACCACCATCAACCTCGAGAATGCCTGGTCGGGTCAGCCCCGCCGGCACGCTCGAGCGGCCCGGAAGGGGTGGCGCAAGCGCCGCCACGGCGGAGGCCGGAAGCGTCGCCGGACGACTCGAGCGGCTTCGCGCCGCCGGTCTTCGCGTCGGCGTTGCCCGCCCTGCAAGTACAAACGTACGCGCAGCGGCAAATTCGCCGGTGGTTTGACCCGCCGCGAAATGGCCATGCTCGAAAATCCCGGGATCAGCGGGCTCCTCTCGAACCCCGCGAGCCCCTACACCCGAGAAAACCTCGTTCGGTACGGTACGGCTGCGGCCGGCGTAGCGATCGGGCTCTTGGTCGCCGACTTCGTGGATCGCGTCGTCGCGACCATGAAGCCGAAGGACGGCAAAAATGCCTGGTACGGCGCAGACGCGGCTGCCGCGATCTACCGCCGGCCGGACGCCACGCGCCTCGGCGTGCAGGTTGTGGGCGGCGTCGTCGCCCTCGGCCTCGCAGCTTGGACGCGCGGTCGCGGCATCATCCCGTGGCTCGCTTCGGGTATCGCGCTCGGCTTCGGCTCGAACGCGCTCCTCAAGCTCGCTAACTGGTACCTGATGCCGGCCATCCTGAAGGTGGACCCCGCCAAACCGATGTCCTTCGCGAATCGCATGTATGCACTCGAGCAGGACTCGGTGCAGAAGGCGATCGATGCGTCGTTCAAGGCTTGGGCGACGGTGCCCTCGCTTTCGGCGGGCCAGCAAGGGGAAGCGTCTCAAATCAACTCGCCGCTCGGCGACCAGACGACCAACCTCGCGGTCTTGGGAGCAAACCCCCAGGGAAAAGCGCAAGCCCTAACTGACCCCGCGGGCAGTGTGGGTTCCGGCCAAAATCCGCGGACGTTCCTCCAAACGAACCGTCTTGGAAACTGCCAATCGTGCGGTGGAAAAGACGGTTGCTACAGCGACTGCCAATCGCTCTGTCCGGGCTGTGGCGACAGCTACCGCCCGTACACCGAGTGCACCTACGAGGTGGAAGTCGGCGATGATCTCGCCGAAATCGCCGCCGCCGGGGGTGTCTCGATCGACGCAGTCTCCGCCATGAATGGTGGCACTCCGGACACCTTCTGGGTGGTCGGAAACTCGGTGCGCTTGCCGTACGGCATGTGCTTGGTGGTCGAGCAACGCAAGGGTGGAGTCCCCGCCAGTGTGCCGCTCGTTCCGTCGACTCCGTATGTCCCCTCGGGCACGGTCGTCACCGAGACCATCGCTCCCATTCCTGGCGGCCCGGAGCGTGTGTTGATCACGCCCCCCACGACGACGGTCATGACCGCCGCCGGAACGATGGCCGGCGCCGCCCCTGAAAAGGCGTCGAACGGCCAGCCTGAGAAGGTCGTTGCTCGTCAGCGACCCTCCGGGACCATTTCCTTCTGGAACATGGACGAAGCGCCGCAAGAAGTCTGATCGCGAAAATTCACCAAAAAGTTTGCTCCAACACGTTTATTCATCGGGGTCGCCCGCGCACGTACACCGGCCGGCCCCGCTGAAAAAGGATCGATAAAGAAAATGGCGACCGAAGTTATCAAGGCAGACCACAAGCAGTTTTCGCAGATCGAGCCGACCCACAAGGGCGGCATGCTCGGCCAGATCATGGCGGGCAAGAGCCCGCTCTCGCGCTTGACCGCGCGCCTCTACGACATCGCGCAGTACCAACTGCCGATGACGCCCGAGGAATTCGACGCGGCATTCCCCGGGGAAATCCGCCTCTTCACGCTCGACCAGCCGCAAGCCTGCCCCGGTCGTCAAACCAACCTCTCGCGCGGGACGACCGTCGAGACTCCGTTCCTCATGATGGGCTTCGGCATCTTGGCGACAGCCGAGGGCCAGGGCTTCGCGCTCACGGGCGTGATGAAGAACGTGGTCGCCTCGGGTGGACCGACCCCTTGCGTGACCGGTTGCACGGGCGCGCTCGACGAGCACAACGCGGTGCTCGCTTGGGGTTACCCGACCTGGAACATCATCGAGAAGTTCTTCCAGGCGTATCGCGTCTCGATGTTCATTGGGCGCCACTTCCAGATTTTCGAGGAAGCGGCCCACGTGATGGGTCTCGTCGGCGCGACCATGGAATTCGTCGGGAGCGGCAACTCGCTGATCTCCACGACTCCGTTCAATCGCGACGTCAACGACGTGCTCGTGGCCAAGGGTTGCAACAAGCAATTCATCCCCCAGAACACCGCCGCCGGCAGCGAGTGCATGCCCGCGCCGACTGCGGAAGCGATGTGGGGAAGCCAGCACACCAAGGGCATCTCGAACCGCTGCTATCCGCTGCCGTTCCCGATCCTCTGGTTGCCCGGCATGACCATCGACGTCCGTTTCACGCGCGTCGAAGGGGATTGCTGCTTCTTCCCGGCGATGCGGCGCGACGCGGTCCTCGACTGCGCGAGCCCGACTCTGCCGAGCAGCCAGTTCACGGACACGCTCGAGTGCGGCTCGGGCAACGCCGGGATCTACACGGTTCCGGGTGGCTGCTTCACGATCGGCGCGGTCCTCGCGGGCTACGACCTCGTGCCGGCGGCTTGCGTGGAGTACCTCGCAGGCGTGACCTCGGGAAGCGCGCTCGAAATGCTCTACCAGCAGGTGGGCATCGGCAGCTACCTGACGAGCAAGCTCATCGCGAACCGCGGCGCCCTGAACGGCCTGCCGGAAGACGTCAAAAAGCAGTTCGACAACCTCCTCGCCTCGGCGAAGTAAGGTCCAGAGAAGGCGCTTTTTAAGTGAACGCACCCAACACAGCTCCGGGCGACGAGGTTTCGGCCGCGCTCGCCCGGGCGCGCCGAGCGGCGGCGCCGCAATGGCTCGGAGGGATCGCCCTCCAAGAGCCACGGCTGGCGCACACGCTCTTGCAGGCCGCGAAAAAGGGTCTCGGCTACCGCATGGCTGGCGACGGCTGGCTGGTGACCGAGACCAACGGCTGGGTGATGCTCAGCGTGAAAGCGCGTTGGGATGCGACCACGGCGGACAAGCCCGTGCTGGGTCAGATGCTCGGCACGGTCGAAAGCGACATTTGGATCCGGCGCGTCACCTATACGGTGCGTCGCCCGAACTTCGCCGCAGGATCGATCTGGAAGGCTCAGTCCGATTACTTCAATCGCCTGAACCCCAACATCGACCTGAACTCGCTCATCATCCACTCGTTCTGCAACTATCTCATCAACACCGAGCCGACCCCCCTCGAAAACATCGAAGCGGTCTTCGAGTGCGTCTGTCCCGCCGGCCTGGTCTTGAAGTGCTCCGCGACCTTCGACGCGATCTTCACCAACCTCCGCACGCTCCAAGCCGACGAAGTGCCGACCGAGGCGATCATCACGTTTCACGGGACGCGGCTTCCGACCGGTCTCTACAACGGCTGCGACTTCACGCAGATCATCGACGAGCTCCAGGCAGAGGGCGTTTTCGCTCCGAGGGATTTGGGGCCGGGCTGCCCCTGAAAGGGGAATAGCCCGTGTCGGCAAACGCCAAATCCGTAATCTCTCTCTCTGCCGAACGCGCCAAGCGCGCGGGCGTCGTGGGCCATCCCTCATTTTTGGGAAGCGCCGATCCGCGTTGGGACTGCCGCGCGGTGATCGAGCTCTTCACGCAGTCCTACGATCCCGACTTGCTCGGCATCGGATCGACGCCGTGGCTCGGCGATACGAGCGCGCTCGGCGTGCGCGTTCCTGACAACGCGACGCGATCGCAAGCCGAGCGCTACTTGATTCGGTTGCTTCAGGTCGAAATCGACAAGAAGCGCGCGATCGTGATCCGCGGCATTTGGCAGTACGCGACGATCCGCACGGTGCCGCAATCGCGCAGCCCCGAGTGCGGACCGGTCCCGGTCGAGCTCGAGATCACGTCCCCCGGCTGGCACTTCCAGGACGGCAACATCTCCTGGCATTTGCGCTACGAGCCCCACCGCTTCTCCCCCGAGTCGGTCAACGATCCCGCGCAACCGGACGGCACGAGCCCGTCGATGAGCGGCCAAGACGCGGCCCTGCTCTACGTGCCGCCCTTCCTGCCGTACACACCCCCGGGCGCCGGCATCCCGCCCGGCGCTGACGTCGACTTGCTCGGGACTTGGCGCGACATGCGCTATCTCGATCCGACGGCGCGCGAGCTCTCGATCCCGGTGCTCGGCCCTGGGCGCGTGACCTTCTACGCCTCGGTGCATCAGACCAACGCGGTCACCCGCTGCGCGCTCAACATTCCTGCGGGCGTCGGTCGTCCCGAGGATCAATTCGTCTCTGCCTTCGAGGAGCTCGATACGCCCTTGCCGGTCGTGTACGGACGCGTTGCGGGCGGCTTGGCCGTTGAGCTTTTCCCGTGCTGCGAAGATTTACCGAAAGGACCACGCTGATGGCGCTCGTGAAATGGATTGACCCGGTGAAGACGCAAACCGGACCGAGCGCGCGAGCGTACTTCGGCAGCGCCGTGATGCCGCCGAATCTCCGGCCGGTGTTCTTGCACGATCGCGGCGGAGCCGGCGGGCCTCAGCAGTTGCTCGGACCGAAGGAAGGCGTCGGTGCGCCTTACGAGCTCGAGTACTGGACCTATTACTTTTACAACAACGGCCAGCTCGTCGGCACGAGCGGTCCACACTTGCGGACGCACGCCCAAGGCTACGCGGGCATTACGCAGGCGTTCAACTCGTGGCAGGTCGCCGCGCCGTACAAGTCCGTGTGCGGAGCGTACACCAAGGTCAACATCCTGATGCAGCCGGTCTGGTATTGCACCTACGACGGCGTCAAGACGCAGATCGGAAACGCTCCTCCGCCTCCCAATCCGAATCCCATCCCGTTCGTTTACCCGTTTCCGTTCACGGCGTTCATTCGTCGAAGCATCCCGCTGAGCCCGTTCGGGGCTCAGCCGTTCGGCGGAACGACCGTCACGACCACGCAATTCTCGACGCGCATTACGCGCCCGCCGGTGCCGTTCCTCTTTGGACCGGGCGAGGGCCGACTCGGCGACGTGACCGATTCGGTCGCCTACAAGACCTGCATGAATCAGCGTCAGCAGCAATGCGTGTCGCTAAACCCCGGCGCCGATGCGACTCCGGGAAGCCCCGGCTATTCGGCTTGGGTCGCGCAAAACGTGTGCGTGCAAGCCGCCGATCTCGACTGCAAAGCGAAAGCGTCAGGAGCCGTCGGCCCCGGTGGTCAAGACGTGTCTGGTCTGCAAACGCAGATCAACAACGCACTCGGCACGCAAAACATCTGCCCGATCGGAGTCGACGGAAAGCTCGGACCGACCACGTGCACGGCCGCGGCCTACGTCCAGCAAAACATCGACTCGTCGGTCAATGTCCCGCCCTCGTGCGGCGCGATCCTCGCGAACTCGTCTTCGTCGGCCTTCGATCCCGATTGCAAGACCGGTGGGGGCGGCACGCCTCCGCCCCCGCCGCCCTGCACGCCCACGAGCTGCGGACCCACGCAAGACTGCTTCGGCACGAAATGCGTCGACAAGTGCCCGACCGGCTACAAGCGAGCCGACGACGGCTCGTGCGTGACTGCGGCGACCACCGCCGGCATTGGCGGTGGAGCGGGCCTCGGCTGGCTCCTCGGCATCGGCGCGGCCGTCGGCGCGATCTTCTTGGGCATGCGCGCCCCGAACCTCCCGAAGCAGCCCGCGCGCGCGGCGCGAGCTCGTTCGCAAAAGCGTCGGCGCTCGGCCCCGAAGCGTAGAAGGGCGGCAGCGTGATCCAATCCTGGTCCGGACAAGTCGCCCTCCGCCCGAACGGGCGCCTCGGCGCCCTCTCGAACTGCGAGGCGCTGTGCGCGCAATCGTGCGCCAACGCCCGCCCGTTCCTCACGTGCATCGAGCCGTGCCTGAAAGCGTGCGGCCTCACCCCGGCGGAGCTCCCCGCGAAAATCGGCGAAGTCATCAACGCCGGCATTCCGGTCCCCGTGCCGACCCCGCCCCCGACCCCCGCGCCGGCACCGGCTCCCGCGAGCTCGTCGGCCTCGTCCGGCGTGCCCGTGATCGTTTGGTTGCTGGGCGGTGCGCTCGCGGTCGCCGCGGCGATCATGTTCGCGGGCGGACGCGGGCACATGAGAGCAAACCCGTGATCGTAGCTTGGCGCGGCCAGGTCGGCCCGCGTTCCTCGGTGAAGTGGAGCGGTCGTCTCGGGTTGTTCGAAGAGACGACGTCCGCTGAGTGCCTGGCGGACCTCTACAATCAAGACGCTTGTAACCAGCTTTGCTATGCGGCAGGCATCACGGGCTACGGAGCAGTCCTGATCACGCCCTGTCAAAATCAGTGCATGATCGAAATGTGCAACCAAGGAATTCTGCCCCCCTGCAAGTTCCCGCCAACTGGTTGGCCCTGCAATCCGTTGACGACAACGAAAGAAATGAAAAAAGCCGGGGTCCTGCTGAGCCCGTGCATCAAGAAGTGCATGGACGCGTACGCTCAAGAATCCTTCGGAACCGATGAAGAGGCGCTCAAAATAGCGGCACGAGATTGCTTGAAGAAGTGCGGCATCGTCGCCGCTGTCACGGCAAGCTCAACAGTCAAGAACTCACCTCCGGCGACCAAAAAACCGTCGACCACTCCACTCGTGGCGACCACGCCCGCGGCCGTCGGCGGCGGCGTTGCTCTCGTAGTGGTTGCGGTGGCGGTTGGTCTCGCCGCCCTGTTTCTCTCACGGTGATTAGCCCATGAATCATCCCATCGAAAGCATCGTCCCGCGCTGGCTTGGGAAAACCTGCGGAAATGAACCGAGCGACGTCGTCTTTGCTCCGTCGCCCTATCCAGGCGTCACGTTCGTCGCCTGGTTTTATTCCCAACTGTGGCAGTGGGATTTGGGATCAAAGGGCTGGTACAAAGTTCGCGATAAAGGGCCTTACGTCGGCATCATGGCCGCGTTCGGCGGTGGTTGGCCAGAGGCGCCCGACGTCGTCGCAAAGAATCCGCCGTGGCGTTACGAACTGATTTGGTATTGGTCGAAGACCGGATGGAAGCGATACGCGGAAGCCTATTCCTACATCGTCGGTGATTTAGTCCCCGCTACCTACAATGCTTTGTACTGCTAAAGGATTCGCGAAATGGCGATGCGTTGGCTCGAAAAGAAAGTGGACTTCCTCGGCGCGCTCGACCCCGCCTCGAACGCGCAAGCCAAAGCTTTGCTCGCGTCATTCAACACGACCGACGGCCAAAATTGCGTGAACGGCTACGGCCTCGAGCCGGACGACGTAGATCCGACCACGTGGAAAACGCGCGATGGAAACGCGCTCGCCTGCTTCGCCAATTGGTGGAAGGCCAACAATAAGCAGCCCGCGGTCTTCCCCGCGCCCGGCTCGTATACATGGATCGATCTAAAGCCCGAGCATCTCCAGGCGCTTCTGCAATGGGGCGTGGAAAAGGGCGTCATCAATCCCGGTCAGAGCCCCGCGCCTCCGCTCAATTGCGCGCTCGCGTGCCAGCAGAAGTACGCGGGCGATCTGCCAAGTCTCGGCGCATGCCTCGCGGCGTGCGGCCCCAGAACGCAGCCGCAGCCGTCATATTCAGCGACCTACGCCGCGTGCCAGTCCGCGTGCTTGTCCGCGCACGCGACGGACCCCACTGCGTTGGTCGCGTGCGTTAAGCAGTGCGGACCGAGTCCCGAAGCAGAATTGCCCGTTCCGATCCCGCCGCTTCCGAGTCCGCCCGCGCCGATCCAGTCAGTTCCGTCGAGCTCGGAGGGCATTGGAGCGGTCGGCGTACTTGCGATCGTCGGCGCGGTGCTCGGGCTTGCTGCCCTGCTCTTGAGGTGATGTCCATGTCGATGCGATGGCTAGAAGAGAAGGTCCAAGTGCTCGGCGCGCCGGGACAAATCGGCATGACGCCAGCCGAGTGGCAGTGGTGGAACACGAGCGGGCGTTGGTTTATCAGCGTGCTGGATCAGAGCACGGCTTTTCCGGAGCAATCTGGGGATCCGTCTCCGTTAAATCGCTATTACCAAGAATCCTTTCCACAACACGGGATTTGGGAACCTCCCGGTGGGTTCACTTTGACAGCTCTTCGCTGGGTCGGCATGCAGCACCTAAAAATGCTGTACCAAGAGTGGGCGAAAAAAATCTCAAAACCAATCAAGGTGTGCGCTGTTGAAGTGGTCGGAGATGGCCCTTTCAAGGAAAAGTATTGGTGCTTTGACGGGAACACGGTCACCGAGATCACCAAGACCGGCACGCAGATCAAGACGACCTGCCCTCCTAATTACGTAAAGATCGTCCACCCCGACGGCAGCTTCGGGTGCGTCGCACCGTACGTTCCAGGTCCGGCAGACTTCTCTGGGCAGACGAAGACGTTCTCGACCACGACCCCGCGCGGCTACCGCCAGCCGGTGACGACCGTGGCCCCCATGACGGTGCCGAGCGGCTACCGCCCGCCCACGTTCGTGCGGGGTGTGCCAGGCACGCTAGGAGCCCTTCCGGACGCCGACGTCGCGATGGCCAAGGCGATTCTCGCCGCATGGAACGGAACGGACGGAAATAACTCGATCGGCAGCTATGGTCTTCAGCCGGCCGACATCTCGCTCGTTTGGGGCGATCGCGACGGCTGGACCCTCGCGAACTTTTACAACTGGTGGAATAAATCCGGCTGGGCGCCGCCGCTCCCGAATCCGACCACGAAAAACGAAATCGCGTGGCAAGACCTGACGACGCAGGGCCTTTACTCGTTGAAAGTCTGGGCGCAGGCCAAAGGCATCACGATCGTCCCGGGCCAGCTCCCGAACCCCGGTTTTCCGAGCGCGCCCGCGCCATCCGCTCCAGTTCCGTCGGCGCCGACTCCGCAAGTGCCGCTTCCGCGCGTGCCGACTCCCGTTCCGGGAAATCCGAGCGACGTCACGCAGTGCGATCCCGGCTTCCATTGGGATCCGGTGAGCAAGCTCTGCGTCGTGACGCCCCTGCCGATCCCTCCGACTCCGATCCCGGGCGGGGGAACGCCCCCGAGCTCGGAAGGTGGCGGAAACACTGGCATCCTGATTGCGGTCGGGGCGCTCGCGCTCCTCGGTCTCGGCGCGGCGATATTCGGTGGCGGAAGTGGCGGTGCTACAGCGGCCACGCCGAAGCGACCAGCGGCACGTTCGAATCCGAGCAACGAGAACGCCTTCTGGTCCGGTTGGTTCAAAAAGAGTCCGATCGACACAGCCGCCGAAGGTCAGCAAAACGTCTACTCAATCGAAGAAATCGATCGCCTCCACGACACTGGCGTCTTCTTTGTTTACGACAAGCATGACGGAACCGTCTATCGCGTGTCGCACGCGCCATCCCAGAAAGCGGCATTCAACTTTATCGCGCGGAAACTGCATCGGCGAAATGGCGAAGGCGTGCGCGATCTAGGTCAAGGACCGGTGAAACAGGAGCATCAGGTGCATGTGCGGTACGCATCCATTGGACGCTCTGCACAGAAGCGCAAGAAACGTTCCCGGAGACGCTGATGTCCAAGCTTCTTTGGCTCGGTGAGGTGAGAGTGCTTGGCGCGAGCCAAGTCGGCCTCGGTGCGGCACAAATAAGCGACGTTTCCGCACGCACCTTCATCGAAAACGCGTTCAAGGTCGTTTTCGGCCGAGCGCCGACGTTACTAGAGGCCCAATTCGCGCAAGCCGTTTCGCGCGGCGAGTCCTACTACGGACAAGCCTGCTACAAAAACATCCCCGCTGGCACGACCACTTGCAACACCTGGAACATGGGCGCAGTGCAGTGCGGTCTGCCGCCCTGCTCGAGCAACTGCTTCGAGGCGACCGATCATCGCGGTCCCGAGCACGGAAGCACGGCCTACCAGGCTTGCTTCCGTAAGTACGGCTCGCCCGATGAGGGCTTCACGCACTTCATCCAGGTGCTCTACAAGCAGCGTCCGAAAGTGCTCGCGGCAGCCAACGTGGGCGACATCGCGAATTTCTCCAAAGTGATGCGCGAGTCGCACTACTTCGAGCTCGCGCTGAGCAAACACATCGCCGCCATGACCAAGAACCTTCAGGCGATCACCAAAGCGCGAAACGAGCCGATGCCGAGCGGCGGCGGCTCTTCGGGTGTTGCCCAAGGAGCGAGCGCCGGAGGAGCGATCGCCCTGGTGGCCTTGGCGGCTGGCGCGGTCTACGTGCTAACGAAAGTGGTGAGTCGTGCCGCATGAGCGCATTTCGAGAAATCAAACTCCAGGTCCCGACCTATCGGGCGATCGCGGAGAAGCGTCTCCACTTCCTGATCTGCGAAGCGGACCCGCCGATTGCCCTCGGCGACATCCTGAAGCTCCGGGAGTGGTCCTCGAACGTGGGCGAGTACACGGGGCCGACCTGCTACGTCCAAGTGACCTATCTGATCGGCGATCCGCATGTCGGTCTCCGGATCGGCTTCGTCGCTGTCCAGGTAAAGATAAAAATTCTAACCGATCGCGTGCGCATGCCCTCATCGGGCTCCTAGCGATGGCCGCCTCCGCGTGCGCTTCGGTCCACAACGAAGCGTGCTCGGTCGAAGACATGGCCGCGATCGGCGCGTGGTATCACGCGAGCCTCGCCGAGAAATGCCAAGGCCAAGACGACCGCTGCGAAGCCAAGAAGGAAATCGACGCCGAGTTTCACGACCGGCTCAAGCAGTGGGTGAGGTGCCAAAAATGAACGTCCCCGTCCCTATTCCGGAAAACTACCTCGGCCTGGTCAATCGCTTGTTGATCCTCGCCGAGCAGGAGCCGCTGGTCGCCGACACGATCATGCCGATCCTTCAAAGCGCGCTCGACTTCGCGCTAACCAGCGGCAAGGTCACTGATCCGGCCGTTTGGGTGCGCGCCTTCGAGGCGGCTTCTTTCGAGATAGCGAACAAGAAAGCCGCGGGTGAGTGGCTGCAAATGAAGCCAATCGGAGGATGATACTCCGCTGGGAAAAACCGATGACGCTGGGCTTGCCATTCGATCGGCTGCCGCGCTCTGAGCGCTTGACCTTCATCGGTGCCGTTTTGGTCGTGGGCTTCATCGCGCTGTTTTGGCAAATGGCAAGGAGGGCTCGATGACGACGCACAAAGACGCGCGCCTCTACACCACGCGCGGCTACGAAAAAAACTTCGGCGTCCAGGCTGAGCCGCTGCGCGCTGTTTTGCAAGCCTGCCAAGGCGTCGGCTGGCTCGAGACCGATTACGGCGCCGGCTGGCACGGCGACGGCGCGGGCTCGAACAACATCGGCGCGATCCAGGCTGGCAATCCACCTTGCAATCCGGCAACGAGTTTTCTCTACACGGACACCAACCCGACCAACACCGGCACGAACGTGCCCTATCAGGTGTGCTTCCGACGCTACGCAACCCCCGAGCTCGGCTGGGCCGACCTCGTGCGCGTGATGTACGTGAAGCGCCCCTCGGTGCTCGAGGCTGCCAAAACCGGCGATCTGTATGCGGTGAGCGAAGCCCTTTACGACACCAACTACTATCGGGGTTTCGGCGCCACCAAGGCGCAGCGCGTCGCGCATCACTACGCGGCTCTCCGCTCGGCGGTCAATCGCGCCGCGGTCGCACTCAGCGAAAAGATGCCCGACGGCTTCGATCCGCTCGCGCGCGTGCTGAAGTGGTCGTGGCTCGTCCCGATCCCGAGTCGCGGCGAGGACGTCAAGCGCGTCCAGCGCATCGTGGGCATCGACGACGACGGCTGGTACGGGAGTAAGACTGCCGCCAAGGTCAAGGCGTTCCAGATCGCCTATCACGGTCTACAGCCCGACGGCGTCGTCGGCATGGACACCTGGCACGCGATCCAAGAGGCCGAGCTCGCGATCGCGAAGCAAAAGCTGGCCGCATGACTGATACGTGGTGGGAGAGTCGCTGAATGCCACGCTTAACTGAGCCCTGGTTCGAGGCGAAGTTCTACGGGAACGTGCGCGCAGACGAGCAAGGACGCATGACGCATACTCGCCAAGGAGATCAGATCGAGGGCGCGCAGGGACTCCAGCTCTGGTGCCCTTGCGGCTACGGCAAGCCGGAGTTTCCCCTCGACGGCGGGCGCCCGCACGCAGTGCTGGTGCCTTTTCGAAATCCGAGAAATGCTCCGGAACTACCATCGGAGCATGGACCGCACTCGAAGAATGATTCATCGCAGCGCCCGCGCTGGGAGATGAGCGGAAACGGTTTGGACGACTTGTCGATCTCCCCGTCGATCGACGTCGGTACGCCGTCTTGCTGGCACGGTCACATTACGAACGGAGAAGTGATTCCGTGAACGTGATCGATCCCACGCTCCTGCAATTCGGCGCGCTCGGTGTCCTGCTCGTCGTGATTTGGTTCGCGGGAAAAATCGCGATCATCTACGTGCAGTCCTCCGCCAAAAACCAGGAACGTCTGATCGAGGGCACGCTCGAGCGCATGAAGGAGCTCTCCGATCAGATCGGCGACAACACCAAGGCGCTGCAAGCACTGACCAATGCCGTCCAGGGCCTGACGGCTTCCATCGAGCAGACCGGCGAGAGCGCCGCCGAAGAACACCGATCGATCATCGACGGAATCAAGCGCCTCGGCGGCTTCCGACCCTCGAGCGACCGCGAGCAACCCGTTGTGCGGCTCCCTCGCACCGAAACCGGCTACCGATCCCGCACCCCAAGCGGGAAGGACCCGGATTCAAGGTAGAATGAGGCCATGGCGCTCCGGTGGAACACCCCAATCGACACGACGGCGATCGCGGTCGCCGATCGCGCGATCGATCTCGCCTTTTTGGGCGTGACGCTGCCGTCAGAAGAAAGCGCCAACGCCTTCGTCGAGAAAGAGCCAGGCGCCTTCTGGGCCGTGATGCTCCACTACTTCGGCCGGTCCTTCATCATCGGAGCCGGCCTCGCAGCGGCCGGCGCGCGCGGCACGGACCTCGTGAAATACTCGCTCGCGGCCGGCGGCGCGATCGAAGCTTCGGTCCTGACCTTCGCCTACATCAACCGCGGCCAAAAGCCGCTTCCATCCGGCGAGATTGCCGACGAAATACGAGCGGGAAAGTCCGGCGCATGGCTCCGGCTTTTCGTGTCGTTCGTCTCCCGTGCGATCGAGGTCGGCATCGGTCTCGCTGCCATCGGCGTCCGCGATCCGAAAACCCTCATGAAGTACTCGCTTGCGGCGAGCGCCGCTGTCGAGCTCTTCGTGCAAACCTTCGCGACTGCCAAGGATAAAAGCTAATGGCCCTCTTGAAATGGTCCGGCGCTCTCAGCGCACAAGTGGTGCGTTCCGCCGTGGTCGTCGCGCCGAGCGCCTCGCGCGTCCAAGTACAGACGACCATCCCCCGGCTCGTTCGCTCCTCGCTCCCGAACCCCTCCCAAGTCTTCTCGATGAGCACCTCGGACCTCATGCCGAGGCGTCCGATCTGGCAATTCGTCGTCAACGGCTTCTCGAGCTCGGGAAACCTCGAGCTCGAACCGAACGAAGATCCGCGCGTTGCCGCATGCGAGTGGGTCAAAGCCCACTTGCCCGCAGGCACGTCGACCACGATCGAGGCGTGGTACGCGGGTGAGGGCTACTGGAAAAAGGCGTTTTCCTTCGTCACTGATGCGGGATTTTGGCAGAAAGACTGCGCGTCCTGGGCCGCTGTCACGACGCTCAAAAGCGGGCATCTAGGGCAAACCACGCCGCCGCAAAATTGGACGGGCGTTCCGGAGCCGCCCGGCTGGAAGGAAGCGACCGGCCTCGATTGGCCGCCCACCGGCGCTTTTCCGGCGACTCCTCCCCCCGCATGCTCGCTTTTGCTCCCGGGCACTTGGCCGTGCTCTCCGTGGCCCCCAGCGCGGCCACCGGGCTACCCAGCCGAGCTTCCATGGCCGCTGCCGCTGCCGCCGATCCCGGTGACCCCGGCGCCCTTGCCGCCCCCGGCGCAAACCCTCCCGGTGCCGCCGGCGCCGACTCCCGCGCCGAGCTCGAGTCAGGGCTCTTCGAGCGCGGTTCCCATCGTCCTGGCCGTTCTAGCCGTCGCCGCCGCGGCGATCTTCCTCACCCGGTGAGCACATGAGCCTATTTTACCGCCTCGTAGAGCAGTGGATTGACGGCAAATGGGTGCACGTCGTCGAGGGCTACGTCCGCACCTTCGCGCCCAATTGCACCTTCGAAGGGCCGACTTTCTGCTCGATCGCGCCGCCGTACTTGTATGAGCGCTGGTGGCGCTGGTCCCCGAACACGTGGGGCACAGGTGGATCATGGGTTCCAGCGGCCGAAGAAAAAAACTGGTAGGAGCAAACGACCATGGGACGCATCCGCGACGCACTCAAAGCAGCCTCTTCGCAGCTCCAACTGACGAGTCCGGTTGGAAACTGGGCGCAAAAAGTCAGCGAGGTGATCGATCAGGTGGACCTGCTCTTGATCGCGCTCGGCGTGACGCCCGTCGGAGGCGGCGGAGGAAGCGGCGGAGGCGCGAGCCTCGATCTCGACATCCTCGAGACCAAGCGCGCCGGTCTCGATCAGACGCTTCTGACGACCGGCTCGGATGTCATCCTGAACAACACGATCTTCATTCGCGGCTCCGCGACCTACAACTTCAACACCGGCGTTTACACGCTCATCCCCGGAAAAGTCTACGAGCTCGACGCTGGGGGTGCAGTCGGCACCTTCAGCGACGCGGCCGCCGGCTTCCTCGCGATCGACTGGGTCGACGCGAACACCAACGTGCCGCTCTTCGGAAACATCACCGGTATCTACAAGCCATCGACCCAAACCAACGCCTCGAGCAACGGCGGTCGCACCCGCGCGGTCTTCATCCCCTCGAGCTCGACGGACGCGCAAGTGAAACTCCGCGTCACCAACGCCACCGGCACCGCGTCGATCCCCGCCGACTTTTTCGGCGCGGTCGTGAAGCAACTTCGGTAAGTGTACGCAGGTCAGACAGAGTTTGTGGTTATCGCGGAATCGCAGATCACAATCACAAGCACCGATGCGACGTGGCTGGATACGCCACGTGTCCTCTGGCGGCGTGCGAATCCCGAAGAAATCCGTCGCGAGAAACTCCGCCGCGAGCTCGAGGCGTACCTCGATCTCCTCGATCGGCGTCGCCGCCGCCATGCCGAGCTCGTGCGCGCGCTCAAGCTTTCACGACGCGACCGGCCGACCAAGGCTCGACCGCCATCGCAAACCCCGAAAGCGCGATCCACGTCGGGCGCCCAGCGCTGGCGCGTGAGAAACCCGAACCTCTAGCGAAAGGCGCGCCGGACGTCGCGTCGGAGTTTCGCCAATTCCGCCGCGAATCGCGTGGTGTTGCCCGCGTAGAGGTTGGCGCCTCCGCCGCCCGGGAAAACGCGTTCGCCCGCGGCGCAGCGCCGCTCGAGCCGATGCGCCTTGCAGTAGCGGATCGAGCCCGAAAGGATCTTGGCCGAAACGCGGAGGTTGTAGGGACCATTGCGAAGCGCCGCCACGCGCGCGGGATCGCAGTTCTTTACGAAAACGCCCCCGAGCCCGATCGAGCAGTGCCCCCCGCGCTCCTGAAAGAACCCATTCGGGTTGCCGCGGCTCTCGTGCCAAACGATCCCAGCGAGCGCGTAGGGATCGACGTGCTCGCGGCGGGCCTCATGTTTGATCGTCGCCCACCACGGGTGAAGCGCGAGAAACATCGCCGCCGCAGTTTTCATTTACCCCTGAGTGCCGGTCGGCCGCGACGACGAAAAAGGGAGCACGTTCCCAGCGTCGCTCTTGCGCTTGCGTCCGCCGAGCTGTCGTTCGTGTTTGCTGACGACCAGGCTGACGCGGTCTTTCAGCGTGCGCTCGAATTGGCCGAGCTCGACTTCGGAGTCGCGCTGATGTTCTTGCCGGCGCCGTTCGACGTCGGCGAGCTTGAGGCGCATTTCCTCACGAGCCAAAAACTGATGGCTTTCGCAGCGGACCGGCTCGCCCCAAACGTCTTCGATCACGCGAAGCCGCGGCGGAGCTCCAAAGAGCCGCCGCACGAAATCCCCGAGCCCCTCTTCGCGCGCGAACTTCAGCGGGCGGCACTTCGCGGCCGATTTGCACGCGTTCACTTCGCAGGATGGAACGATCGAGCCATCTGAAAGCGCCACATGGGTTCCGGCATCGAGGCTCCGCTTTCGCGAAATCTCGCGCTCGCGCCGAAGTGCCGGGCTTTCCGTTTCGCGGCGTCGGTGCAGGAACATGCCGACGAACGCGATGGCAACGGCAGCCAAGATCAGGATTCCAAGGGAAAAAACGATAGCGGTAGGGTCGCGATCCATGGCCGGGACCGTAGCGCGGTCCCCGGGGTCTGCGCCACCAGTAGCGAAAAAGTGCACAGCCGTTGTAGGCTACGAGCGCGTATGAAACGAACAAATCGAAAAAATGGTCGCCGCCCGAGGCGACTGAAGAAAAAGACCACGCGGCCGATCCGCATCGAGCTCGGCTTTGCTCCGCGAAAGCCCTCCGAGCTCGAGATTCAGGCCAAGAAGGCGCTCTTGGCTCTACTCGCCCAAGCTGAGGAAAACCCCGAAAAGGTCCTAAACGGCATGAGCAAAGCCGCCGAGCTCGCGGCCGAGACCCGGAAATTCATCAAGGAACATCCGAAGGAAGCGCGCACAGCTGCGAGCCAGGCGGCCCTCTCCCTCCTCGCGGGCTTCGCCCGGCGAAGCCTCGGCAAGTGAAAACGCTCGTCTTCGAGACCCTCTGGGCCAATCCCGCCGACGGCTGGGCGATCGCTGCCCGGGCCTACACGCGCGCGATGCTTCTTGCTGGCTGGGACGTCCGTCTGAAATCGCCGGTGCAGGTTTTCACCGAATCGGCCCCGAACGACGAAATCAAAAAGTACTTGCCGCTCACGATCCCGGTGAGCTCGTGGGACGCCTACATTTTTTCGTGCCCACTCGGCGGCATCCACAACATGGGTCATGTTTTCGAGGCGCTCCGCGCCTCTCGCCGGCCGCGCATGTTTTACACGATGTTCGAGCGCATCGCGGTGCAGAAGGAAGTGGTCGCCGAGCTCGCCGAGCTCGAAGGCGTATTCGTCCCCTGCGAAAAGAACGGCGAGCGTCTCTCGGCCGCGGGTCTCGACGACGTTGGCGTGATCCCGCTGCCGTTCTTTGACGACGATCCCCATTTGTCGCTGCCGCCTCCGAGCGACCGCCCTCGCGTGTTCGCATGGCACGGCCGGTGGGAGCCACGTAAAGCCCCCGATCGACTGCTTCGCGCGTTCATGCGTGCCTTCAAGTTCGGGGAGGCGGAGCTCATTCTGAAGATCGGAGCCGTCCAATGGACGCGATCGGTCTACGCCGGCCCCGAGCTCGTGATTGCTTCCGAGCTTGAGTGCGGAGAGACGCGAGACAACGGCTGGCGTGTCGACAATTGGCACCAAGCGATCGAGATCATCGACGGCACGCTGTCTGCGGAGGAAATGCTTGCGCTCGAGGCGCGCACCGACATCTACGCTTCTGCGAGCCGCGGCGAGGGGATCGACCTACCCGCTTTCCGCGCTCGCCTTGCCGGCCGGCGCATCGTGACGTCCGCCTCGGGCGGCCCCGAAGACTTCTTGGACGAAGACGACATCTTGGTGCACGCCACGGGCACCATTGCGGCCCCCGAGTACGGCGGAATTTGGGGAGAGGGCCAATCGCTGATCGACTATCCGCTCTCGGATCTCATGTGGGCGCTTCGCGAAGCCAAGGAGAGGCCGCCGAAAAAGCGCGCGTTGCCCGAAGCTCACCGGCCTGAAGCTGTGGCCAAAAAATTCAGTGAGTGGATCGAGCGATGCCTGAAATAACTTGGATTGAGCGCCTGAAAAAACTCCAAGAGGAGCGATTTCGCCCGGGCGTAGAGCCCGTGATCCCGCCCCGCGCGGGCGATCCCTACGTGCGCTTCGATATTCCTTGGAGTCGGCTCGAGGTGGGCTGGGACATCGCAGCCCGCGCTTGGGCGCGCGCTCTCGCTTTAGCCGGCGCCGACGTGCGGCTTCCGCCCATTCCGACTCGGTCTGACGAAGTGGCGAGGGAAGCCGGACACTTGGGCAAACCGTGTAACGCCTTGGATATCGATATCCGCGTGTGGTCCGGCTCGTTTGCAACCGCGCAAAAGCTTGGCCGCGCGATCCGAGCGCTGCCCACCAAGCCGAAGACCATTTTTCATACGATGTTCGAGCGCCAAGATTTCGACCCGGCGATCGCGTCATCGCTCGCGCGCTTGGTCGGTGTTTGGGTGCCCTGTAGCGCGAATCGTGAGGCGCTCGAGGCGCTCGGTCTGAAAAACGTCCGGCACTTCGGCGTCCCGCACTTTGACGATGACGAGCTGTTGCGCCTCGAGCCGCCGCGGGAGGCAAAGTCCTTCTACTGGATCGGTTCCTGGAGTCCGCACAAGGCGCCCGACAATCTCATTCGAGCCTTCATGCGCGCGTTTTGTCCTGGTGACGCGACGCTCACGATCAAGCGTCAATACGTGCACCGGAGCATGCCCGCGCCCGAAACGGTCGCGGCAGAGAGTTTCGGCACGAACGGCTGGACGAAAGAAAACTGGTCGGAATCGATCCGCATCGAGAGCCGCACCCTGTCCGGACCCGATCTGATTCGACTGATCCACGCCCCGGGCGACGTTTACGTTTCCGCTTCGCGTGGCGAGGGATTCGATATGCCCGCCTACGCGGCCAAGCTCGCCAAGCGGCGCGTCATCACCACCGACTCCGGCGGACCACGCGACTTCTTGGGATCCGAGGACATCCTCATCCCCTCGACGGGAAAGGTGCCGGTGCATCCCGATTACACGGCGCACGGCTGGGAGCACTCGTCGACCTACGCCGACTATGACTTAGAAAAACTCGTCGAGGCGATGGCTCGCGTTCGTAGCGAGCCCCCCGTGCAAGTTCTCGACTGGCCGCGCGATCGCTTCCGAGCTCAGCACATCGGCAACGAAATAGTTACGTGGATGAAAACACTCTGATGTACAGCAAAACGCAGCGCAATCAGTGGCAATCAAAACTCCGCGCGCTTCAGCAGCAACGCTTCGGAAAAAATCGCGCGCAGCCGACCGTGCGCGTAACAGCGAAGTATCCGCCTCCGCCGGCTCCGCCGCCCCCGCCCGTTGCCCCTGGCGCTCTCAGCGCCGCGGAGTTTCACGCCCCGTGGGCGCTTTGGGGTGTGGGCATCTGCGCGGCATGGCGACGATTGGCGCGAGCTCTCAGCGACACGCGGCTCCCGGTGTATCTCACGCTCGATCCTTTCTACGGCCACGCGCGCCCCGAGGCCGCGGCGGAAGTGATGGACATGCTGCGCGCGCTCCCCGTCAGCGCCTTCGTGGGTGGCTTCCCGACCCGAGGCGATGCTGAGCAAGCGGCCGAAATAAATCGCCTCGTTGCGCGCCCGCTGCCCGTAGCGCTGACGACGATGATCGAGCGCGACCGCATCGGTCCTCAAAGCGTCGCTCAGGCCAATCGCGTCAAGCAATGGTGGCTCCCGAACCAAAAGAACATCGACGCCTTTCGCAATTCCGGGGTGCAGGACTTCCGTTTGCACAAAGTCCATGTCCCCTTCTTCCCGAACGATCCGCATCTAGGCTTGCTGGGTCGCGAGCGCTCGCCGGGTCCGATCCACTTCTATCGAATCGGCGTACTCGACACGCGAAAGGACCAAAAGAAAAGCCTGCATGCGTTTTTGCGCGCGTTCCGTCCGGGCGAGGCGCGCCTCACACTGAAGACGACCCACGTTGCCGGGAGCCTCGCCGATCTTTGGACGCTGCTAGCCGATCCGGAAGTGCGCGCGAACGGCTGGACGACTGAGTCAATACGACAGTGGGTGCGGGTGCCCGTCGAGGTGTGGTCGGAGGCTGATCTCTTGGCGCTTCACCGCGACGGCGACGTTTATCTGTCGCTCTCCCACGGAGAGGGATGGGACATGCCGTCGTTCGACGCGCTCTTATCGGGAAACCGGATGATCTATTCCGAGTCGGGCGGACCCGAAGAGTTTGCAGCCGAGGGCGACATTCGCGTGAAAGCGAGCGCGATGCTGCCGTGCGATCCGGTCTACGGCTGGGAACCTGATGCGAAGTGGTGGGACTTTGATCTCGACCATGCCGCCGCCGCGATGCAGGAGGCCGCTGCCCATCCGTTACCGAAAAGGGAGCGCCGTTCGTGGGCGGGCTTCACCTCGGCCGACGTCGGCGCGCTCATGCGCACGCTCCTCGACGATCTGGTGTCCCCGACGATCGCTAGCGTCGCGCCGCGCCCACCGCCGCGCGACGTGAAGAAGAACCGACTCGCGATTGTCTCGCTCTTCCGTCAATGCCCCGAGGTCGTGCGTCGCTATCGCGCGCATGTCGAATCGCTCGACTGGCCCGAGCGTCCCTTCGTGGTGTGCGTCGAGGGCGACAGCACCGACGAGACGCCGGAGTTGTTGGATGCGTGGGCGCGCGAGAACGATCGGGTATCCGTGTTGCACGTCTCGCTCGGTAACCCGCTCTTCGGCTCCACGCTAAACCCGGTCCGCCTAAAGACGCTCGCCCACGTGTCCAACGTCGGCCTGAACTTCATCACCGAGCATCTCGAAGTGGAATACGTGCTCTTTCTGACCTCCGATTTGATGTACGCGCCCGATCTGGCGAAGCGGCTTCAGCGCACGCTCGACGAGCGCCACCGCGCGGGCCTCGTGGCGCCGATGGTTTGGCGTGGAAATCAATTTTACGATTCATGGGCCTTCCGCCGAAGCGCCGGCCACCTCGATCCGCTCTTTGGCAAAGGGCCAACACGCGACGAGGTCGCGAGGTTCGCGCAATCGCCCATCGAGCTCGAGTCCGTGGGCAGTGTCCTCTTCTGTCGCGCGGCTCCGATTTACGGCGGCGTGCGATTCAGTGAGACCGACGATGTAGTGGGTTTCTCCAAGAACATGCGACGCGCGGGATATTCCATCTACGCCGATCCGGCAGCCGAGGTGCATCACCCGCTCGAGGTCCACGCGGTAGAAATCCGCGGCCACGCAAACACCGCTTTCCCGAAACAGGTCGCGGCCTCCCTTCTCGAAAAATGGACCGGGGAGGCTCCCGTCGAGCGCGTCGCCGAGCTCGCCCGGACCTTCACATTGCGTGAATTGATCGACGCCGAGCGCCCACTCCAAGCCGCCGAAGTCATCGCCCGAGAAAAGTCCGAGCTCCTAATCGTCTACCGGCCGAATTCCGTCCCTCACGGAGTCGCGAGTCACGCCATGTTTTTGCGGGACGCCCACCAACGCGCGTCCTGGGTGCCTTCCATCGACGTAGCTCGACAAGTATCTGACGAGCGCCCGGTGAAATCCGTGATCTTGCAAGTGCAGTGGGGCTGCCAACCAACAGGCGAAGCGCTCAGCCCTGATGACATCCGAAATCTGGATGTCCTTCGGAATCGCGGCGCAAAAATCTTCGTGAACTATCACCACGCGGAAGCCTCGCCCGAGTGGCTGCACAACATGCACGCCTATCGCGACCACTCCGATCTCTTGGTCTTCCATCATCCCGAGGCGCTCGAATGGGCCGGCGGCATCTACTGTCCGTTGCCGGTCCCGTCCTTCGAAATGCCCTTCCGTGAGCCGCTCGGCGGCCTGGCCTTCATGGGATTTGCCGATCCGAGTCGTCGCATCGACCTTTTGGTCGGCGTCGCCGAGCGCCTCGGCGTCCCGATCTACGGCTACGGCCCGCGGCTCGACCAAATCTCGTCATGGTACGAAACCCGCGGCTGGCGCCGCTTTCGCCCCCGACGAGCCTTCATGAACGAAGCCGAGTGCGCAGCCGAGCTCGCGCGTCACCGCGTCGCCTTGCTCGCGCGTGTCGCGACGAGCCGCGCCTATTCGTCGGCCTCGGCACGCTTTTGCATGGCCGCCAAGATCCCGCTTGTTGTCGACCGGAGCAAATCCTACTTCGACTTGCACGGCCACGTTGGCGCGGTCGTCGTCTACGAAAACAAAGAAGAAGTGGACGCGGTCGTGAGAGAACTCTTGGAAGACGACGACAAGCGCGCAGCTGCGATCGCGCGCCAGTCCGCCTATGCCGCCCGCCACTCTTTCCCGAACATGCTCCGCGCGATGGGAATCGAATAGATGCGACAACGAGAAGACTTCAAGAAGCTAAACCTCGGTTGCGGTCCCGACTGGCGAGACGACTTCTGGAACGTCGACATCGCCGAAGGGATGCCTTGCGACGAAACAGTCGATGTCTTCGGTCCGCTGCCGTGGCCGGACGGCGCGTTCTCCGAGATCCTGGCGGGTGACATTCTCGAGCACACGTCCTGGATGCACACGGAGTCCGTTCTGTTCGAATGGAAACGCGTCTTGGAGCCCGGCGGAAGCCTGACCCTCCGCGTCCCGAACTTGCGCGTGCTCTGCCAGCGTTATCTCGATGGGACCTTCGACGCGCGCGAGGCGAGCCTCTGGATCTACGGCGGCCATGAAGCAGTGGTAGGTCGAGAGAATTGGCGACTCAACGCGCACTTTGCGGGCTTCGACCACGAGCGCCTCCTCGATCTCATGACCGGTCTCGGGATGGCCGTGGAATCGATCGTCGAAGAAGACACGAATCTCGCGCTGGTTGCCCGCGGTTAGTTGACCAAACCGGTCCTCTCGAACGACACTCGGGGTCGAGATGCGCACCATCGAAGTTTGCCGGGCCTGTCACTCCGCCGATCTGATCGAAGTCTTGGGTCTAGGCGATCTCTACTTGTCGGCCTTCGTCGATGACGAAACGGTCGTGCCGTCCTATCCGCTCGACTTGGTTCTTTGCCGAGGCTGCACCTTGGTGCAACTCCGTCACACCGTGCCTCCCGAGGAAATGTATCGGCATTACTGGTATCGCTCGAGCACCAACCGCTCCATGACGAAAGAGCTCGAGGACATCGCCGCCTTGGCGGTGACCTGGATCGCTGAAGAGCGCGATCGCTTGCCCGAAAAGTTGGTCGCGCTCGACATTGGCGCCAACGACGGGACTTTGCTCCGCGCCTACCGCGCCGCTCTTGGCCGCCCTGACGACTTCGTCACCCGCGTCGGATTCGAGCCCGCGAAGAATCTGATCGCCGCCGCGAGCGAGGGAAATAACCTCATCATCAACGACTTTTTCAACGCGGCGGCCTACCACGAAAAAATGAGCGTGCCCGCCGACATCGTGACGTCTATCGCGATGTTCTACGACCTCGACGACCCGAACGCGTTCGTGCGCGATGTTGCGAGCGTGCTCGCGCCCGATGGCGTTTGGATTATCCAAATGGCCGACTTGAAATCGATGCTCGACCGAACGATGTGGGACAACATCTGTCACGAGCACCTGGAATATTACTCGCTGCTTTCGCTCGAGCGGCTCTTGGACGCGCATGGGTTTTCGGTCGAATTCGTGGAGCACAACGACGTCAACGGCGGCAGCATCCGCGTGTTCGTGCGAAAGACCGCGCTCGGCCGCTCGCCGTCCCCGTCGGTGCTCCGAATGCGCGAAGAGGAGCTCCGGATGGGACTCGATAGCCTCGACGCCTATACGTCCTTCGCCGAGCGCGTGATTTCCGAAACCACCGAGCTCGCGAGTTTCATCACCAAGGAATTCTCGAGCGGCAAAACCATTTACGTCTACGGCGCCTCGACCAAGGGCAACACGCTTCTCCAATACGTCGGCTTGAAGCACCCGATGATCGCAGCCGCCGCCGAGCGAAACCCAGACAAGTGGGGAAAGAAAACCGTCGGCTCGTTAATCCCAATCATCTCCGAGGAAGAGGCGCGCGCGAAAAAGCCGGACTACTTCTTGGTTTTGCCGTGGCACTTCCTAGACGAGTTTCTCGAGCGCGAAGCGGCCTACCTCGATGCCGGTGGGGCGTTCATTGTGCCGCTGCCCGAGTTTCGAGTCATTCGCCGATCAAATGGAGAAGCTCGGGGCTAGCGAGATCCGGCCGCCGGAGAAGCTCCCGCCGGACGTGCGCCTTGCCTTCATCGGGAATCGGTAGCCGCGTCGGACCGGCAAGCATTGCCGATTGAAAGAGCGCAAGCGGCATTCCGGCAATGTCGCCCATGTCTGACTCCCGCCTGAGAGCAATCACGTCGGTGTAAACCGTCGGCTGTGAGTCTTCCGGACCGAGGCGATAGAGCAAGCCCTCGTGGATCAAGAAGCTGACGTAGCCGCTCTCCGCGAGAATCCGCCGGGGTTCGCGAATGTCCGAGCCCTGGAGCGCGAGCGTATGTGAATTGCTTTCGTAAAAAACCACCGGAGGATTGGAGTTGGCGCCAAGGAGGCGCTTCATGCCGCGGAGCACCTGAGGCTCGGAGCCTTCGACATCGATTTTGATGAAAACGTCGGGATTGCGGATCGCGCGCGGATCGTAGAGACCCACGACATCGTCGACCGTGACGGCTTCGACCTCTTCGCCGCCCTCCCGAGAGATCATTCCGTACGCGCGATCTTCGCGAAAGCGCACTTTGCCGGATTCCGACCAGGCCGCGCCGTGGATGACATCGAGCCGTAGATCCGGGTTGAGACGCGCCGTCCTCCGAAGGTGCTCCACATTCGAGCTTCCCGCTTCGATCGCGATGACGATGGCGCCGAGCGCCGCCGCCCGCACCGCGAACGTGCCAAGATGCGCGCCAACGTCGACCACCAAACAATCGCGCGAGATTTGGGAAAAGAGCATGTCCCAATTGACGTTATCCGCATCGCCGCGGCACGCGCCGAGCGCCCATTCGTCGTTGTCCGCAATCGATACCGGATAATCGCGGGTGACGCGAATCGACGAGATCACTGGTCGGCCGCCGTCGGCATGGGGCAAGCCGAGTTACACGCGCCGCGCGCCGATGGCGCGCAATCGGTGATCGCGCAAGCGGGGTGGTGCTCCATGTAATGGGGAAAGCCTGCGATATCCTGTTGGCAAACCAGACACCCGCTTCCCCAGCAGCCGAGCCATTCCCCGGGCTGACTGCAACAGAGCCCGCCGAGCACTTCCTTGCACACTTCCCAAGTGCCGCCGGTGCAACGCTCCGAGCCCTCGATCCCGATGCAGGCGCACGGTCGCTTTTCTCCGTCGCTGCACGTCGTTGTCCCGGAATCCACGGGCGGACTGCCACTAACGCCTCCCGTATTGATGCTCCCGGCGCTCCCGCCCGCGCCCGCGCCGCCCCCGAGCGACACGCCGCCGGCCGCGCTATCGACCGCCGCGCCCGCGGCGCCACCGCTCCCGAAAAGCCGCGAGCTCTCGGAATCGAGCGAGCACCCGAACGCCAAGAGAGCGGCCAAAAGCACGGCCGGAAGCTTGAGACGAAGGACGCGCGCCGCGGCAACGATGCGCGTGCGGCTTCCCGGTCGAATTGGATCGCCGCGCAGCGCCCGCTCGATCGTCCGCGTATCGACCAGGCTCTCCGCCGAGACGCGTTGAATGTCTTGATGGGTCCAAGAATGCGAGAGTTTCACCATGTAGCAAGATGTAACATCTTGCTACAAGATGTCAACCGGTCGCGCGGATCAACGCGACGCCGTGGTCTTCGAGATCCGCTTCGACCATCATCCGGACCAAGCCGTCGAAATTGACCTCCGGCGCCCAGCCGAGCTCTTGGCATGTGCGGCTGGCGTTGCCGAGCAAATGCGGCACCTCCGAGGGACGTTGGAGGTCGGCGCTCGTCTTCACGAACATCTCCCACTGGAGATTTCTGCCGGTGAGCCGGTTGGCGTGATCGAAGGCGGCGATCACGAAGTCGCGCACCGAATGCGTATTGCCCGTGGCCACGATGTAGTCCTTCGGCACGTCCTGCTGGAGCATGAGCCACATGGCTTTGACGTAGTCGCCCGCAAAGCCCCAGTCCCGACAGGCATCGAGATTGCCCAAGGTAAGGGAGTCGTCGTTCCCTGAGAAAATCCGCGCGACCCCGCGCGTGATCTTGCGCGTGACGAAACTCGGGGGCCGCCGCGGCCCCTCGTGATTGAACAAGATCCCGCCCACCACAAACAGGCCGTACGCCTTGCGATAGAGACTGACGGTGTGATGCGCGGCGACCTTCGCGACCGCATACGGACTTTGCGGACGGAAGGGCGAGTTTTCGTTTTGCGGCGCCGGCGCATCCCCGAACATCTCACTCGAGCTCGCTTGGTAGACGCGGACGCCCCGCGCAGCGCCGCCGTTCGCGCGGAGGCATTCGAGGATCGTAAGGATCGGCTCGGCCGTCGCGCGAAACGTGTACGACGCTTCTTTGAAGCTCGCGCCGACGTGACTTTGGGCACCGAGGTTGTAAATCTCGCTCGGGTCAGAGTCGGTGATCGCCTGGTAAATGGTAGCCGGGTCCGTGAGATCCCCAAGATGGACGCCCACGCCCACGGGCAAATCCGGGTTTTGCCCCCGTCTCACAACCCCATGAACCTCGTAGCCTTTTTCGAGCAAAAGGCGGGTGAGGTAAAATCCGTCTTGCCCAGTGATCCCCGTGATGAGTGCGCGCGGCTTGCCCGACATGGTGCTCGCATCATAAGCTCTGAGAACGACGATGAAAAGCGCCAGTCTGCAAGCCAAAACAGCCCCCGGTGATCAAGCGGATAATTGGCTTCAGTCGATTCGTGATGAGCAGGGGCAAAGCCTCCGAGCTGCCTTCAGCCACGGCCAATTGAAGCGACGCACCGAGCTTGCGATCGCCTTCACGTCGGCCGCCCTGATCGGTTTCTTCGTGAGCGTGCTCGTGTTCGTCTCGGTGATTTCAGTCGTCCACTCGGTTTACGCGCTCGGTTTGGTGTCGACCGTGGGAGTTGTGGTGTCTCTCGTCTTCATGCGCGCAGCGGTTCGAGCTTTTCTCGAATCGACCGAATATCAAAAGCGTGCCTCGTCTTCGATCGTCATCGTCCAAAACGACGAGCCGATCGAAAGTCCGAAGCCAGAGACCGCGACTCCCGCGCCCCCGAACTAAGAGGACCAAACCATGCACTTGTATCAGAATCTGGCCGCACCCCGCGGCCAAGGCCGCTTGTCGCAAGACGCGCCCGCGCCATCGATCGGCTCGATCGCGAGTGATGGTGTCCAGGAGCTCGGCGCTGACGCTGCAAACAACGTCATGTTGTTTTTGCAAAATCGCTACGTGGTTCTCGATCCCCAGAACACGGGCGTCGCGGGAGCCACCGGCTACATCGCCGTCACGCCGCAAGCCCTGAACCAGCAAGGCATCCAACTCGAGGGCTTGCCGACCGCCGCGCAGCAACTCCAAGAGTTGCCGGCCGATCAGATCGCACTCGCAGACATCAACGACACGTTGAAGTTGATGCAGGGCCAGCCCGGCGAGCTCTACCACTTGCTCGTCGTCGGAAGTCGCGCAGCGGCGCAAACGCTCGCCCAGCAAAACTCCGCGTGGGCCGTCTTGAAGCCCCGGCTTGGTTCGGGAGCGGGCGGTGGAGCGATTACTCCGGTCGCCTCGAGCAAGGGTGGTCTCAGTACGGCGACGCTCATCGGAGCCGCCGCTGGCGCCGCAATCGGCGCGCTCGTGGGAGGTCCGGTCGGAGCCGTAGTCGGAGGGCTAGCGGTCGGCGCGATCGTGCAAAGTTCCCAAGGCTAAAGCCATGGGAAAGATTCTCGACCTAGCGAAGTCCCTCGCAAGCGAGCTCCAGCTTGCGAGTCGCCATGGGCATTGGATCCTTGCCGTCTCGCAAGCCGCTGATCAAATTATCTCGTTCGCCGCAGGCGAGGTAAACGCGCTCGCCGGTCCGGGCCTCGTGCCCGATGGAACGCAACTAGCCGTCGGCCAAAACCCCGACAACTCGATCATCGTCAACGGCGACAACATTCGAGTGAACCCGACCATCCAAGCGGGTTCCGCGGCTGGCGCGACCGCTGTGCAGCCCACGCGCACGCTCACAGCCGGCGCCGGTCTAACCGGCGGTGGCGATCTCTCCGCCAACCGAACATTCGATGTTGTCGCAAATGCTGACGGAACGATCCTTGTCAACGCGAACGACCTGCAAATAAACCCGGCACTCGGCGTAGGCAATGTAGCTTCGCGAGCCCAGACGGTTTGGTTTATCGATCCGGTCGCAGGAAGTGATGCGAACGACGGGCTCACTGCGGGCACTGCAATCCAGCACGACGCTGAACGTCAGCGTCGCGTCGGAACGATCTGGAACATCGTAGCCGACACCACCGTCACCTATCTCAATAACGTCCCCGCGACCGACCCGTGCATTTTCAACTTCATCCTCGGGTCAGCGGGCGTGCTCCGCATCACCGGCGTCGCGACGACGACCTACACGTCACCAGGCGGAGGCTTCTCCGCGGTCACGAACCTGAACCGTGCGACCCAAACCGCGAGCGCGATCACCGAGGCTGGCCTCGGAGCCGGCCGCACCGGTCAGCGCATCCGCGCAACGAGCGGCGCAAGCACTGGAGCCATTGCGTGGTTGGATCGCGACTTCGGCGGCGGCGTGTACCGCACGAGCCCATGGACGACGATGTCGTTCGCGGCAAACCCGCTGCCCTTCACGCCGACGCCCGTCAACGTCGCCGCCGGAAACACGTTCGTAGTCGAGAGCCTGACCACGATCGGCTACCTCACGCTCAATAACATCAGTGCGCAGTACGGCGGCGCCGCCAGCGTGAACGGCACGCAGATTGTCCTCCAAAATGTTTACCTGACCCAGAGCGACATCCCGATCTCGATGCTGCCGATCGGCACGGTTACGAATGCGCCCGTCGCCTACGGCTGCCGCATGCATCCGCCCTTCAACGCAAATCTATGCGGGTGCTTCATCGACACGGGCGTCGTGATTGCGGCGGCGCCGAGCTCGCCCTCGTTCTTCGCGTGCCTCGTGCGCGGGCGGCCGTCGGTGCAATCGGGGGCAACCCTCTTCGTCGACTACGACACGCTATTTAGCCAGAGCGGCAATGACGGTATCCGCGTTCGCTACAACGGCGTGCTGCGTGTCGCAACGATGGCGGTGTTCGATGCCGGCGCCGATGGTCTCCTCATCGAAGACGGTAACGTACGAGCCGCTGCGCTCTTTAGTGGCAACGATCTGATCTGGGGAACGGGTTCGACTGGGGTCGGCATGCGTGTGCGGTCTGGCGGCAAGACGATGTATACGACCAAACCGACGGTCACCGGAGCGAGCGATGCTAACGTCGGCGGAACTGCGCGCACCTGGGCGCAGATCCCGTACATGAACGGCTACGACGGCGTGACCGTCGGCACTGGCAACGGCGCGATGATTGTAGCGTTCGCATAAACCATGTCCGGATTAGTCGAAGACGTTCTCAAAGCCACGACGGGACAGGTGCAACTGTCCTCGCCAGTCGGCGTATGGATGCAGTTGGTCTCTCGCCTGGCCGACGCGGGCATCATTGCCGCGGGCGGATCAACTCCATTCGGTAATTCTGCCATGCCGGTCGGCGTGGTCGGCTCCGGCGGCAGTTCATTCTTCGCATCGCGCTCCGATCATGTGCACGCTCACGGAACCCTTCCCGGCGGCACGCTCCACGCGCTCGCTACGCCCCTGGTCGCGGGATTCATGTCCGCCCTCGACAAAGCCGCGCTCGATGCGCTGGTGGCGGGTGGGCCGTACGTTCCGGTCACGCGCACGCTGACCGCGGGCGCCGGCATGACCGGCGGCGGCGACCTCTCCGCCGATCGCACTTTCAACATCGTCGCCGCTGACGGCACGATCATCGTTGGAGCCGACGATATCAAAGTGGGCGTCATCACCGACGCAAACCACGGAAACCTTTCTGGCGGCGCCCTCCACGCCGTAGCCACCAACCTCGTCGCGGGCTTCATGTCCGCGGCCGACAAGGCCGCACTCGACTCTCTCGTAGCCTTCTCCGTCCCGAACACGCGCACGCTGACGGCCGGCGCTGGCCTGACGGGCGGCGGCGATCTCTCCGCCGATCGCACCTTCAACGTCGGCCAAAATGCTGATGGCTCGGTAGTCGTAAACGCCAACGACGTGCAGGTGTCCGCCGCGATCCAGTCGGGCGCCGCGCTCGGAGCGACCAGTGTGCAACCCGCGCGCACGCTGACAGCCGGCGCTGGACTCACAGGCGGAGGAGACCTCTCCGCCAATCGGACCTTTGACGTCGGCCAAAACGCCGATGGATCCGTGGTCGTCAACGCCGACGACGTGCAGGTGTCGGCGGCGCTTCAGGCAGGAGCTTCCACCGCCTCGTTCGCTCGCATCCCCCAAGCCCTAGTGGGGACCGCGGTCCTGTCGCGTTCTTTCCGCTACGTGATTCCGCGCAGCAACGGCGGTCTGCAAGACAGCCTCGGCCTCACCACGAACGCCCTGACCGGCGTGACGACCGTTTCGCCGACCAACACCGACCTCCGCACCTCGAGCCCGCGCAACAACACCACGACCTCGTCGGCCAACATTCTCGTCGGCCAAAACTTCACCGACCCCGGCATGTGCCGCGGTGCCGTCGCGGGAGTGGGTGGATTCTTCGTTTGCTTCCGCTTCGCGGTCGCGGTCATCCAAACCGATTCGATCATTTCCATCGGCATCAACAACGCCGTGATCGCAGGCGGGGCAAATCCGAGCGCGACCGGTAACCGCGTCGTCTATGGCGCCGACACCGGTGACGCCAACATCACCGTCATCAGCACTGACAACGTCGGTGGGAGCACCAAGTCGGCCGCCATCATCACCAAAGCTTCGCTCGTGACCGGCGACCCAAACACGGCCGGCCCCTGCGTGTTCGAGGTGCAAATGTGGGCGCTCCCCAACGACACCAAGATCCACACGACGCTGATCAATCGCTCTACCAACACCGTCGTGCACGACGCAGACATTTCCGCGACGCTGCCGCTCAACACCACCAATCTTCGTCCGACCTGCGTGCAGAGCTCGAAGGGCGCCACCAATAACCAAATGGATTTTATCCACATGTACGGATACTGGTGAAACCCATGGCCTACGCGATCACAGTCGTTGGAAAAACGTACCCCCCGAACATCTTCGATGGCGACGACGTAAGTGACATCCTGCACGCGGCGGCCGCCGAGCTCGGCTACAGGGGAAGCCTTCACACGCATCTGATCGACGCGACCGGCGAGTGCCGTGCTTACACCGATGACGGCTGGAACGCCGCGCGCCGCGAGTTGCCGCGAGATCCCGAAGACCCTTCGGACACCCCTAAATTCGCCTACGACGATCCGGACGGCGCTCTCGCGCTGGTCGTCGCGGTGCCGGTGAAGTAGTAAGGGAGACAAATCATGGCAACAGCAATCGAAGACATCGTCAAAAATGTGGGCAGCCAAGTGCAGCTTGGATCGCCGCTCGGCCGAGCTCTCATGCGTTTGGCTCAAGCGGTCGCTGGTCTAGGTGGCGGCAATCTGGGTGGCGATGACGCGGCCGCGGCGGCGGGCGGCTGCTGTCTCCTTCACGTTCCGATCGCCAACGGACAGGTGAGTCAGTTCGTGCCGTTCCCGGCTGGGTGTGTGCAACCCGACACCAACTACATCGTGATCGGCACCATGCTCGGGGGCACCTTGCAGCCGTTCGCGATCCCGGCCAAGGCCCCGAGCGGATTTCAAGTCGCATTCTCGGCGCCGACTGCGGGCGGAATCGTGATGGACTTCAAAGTCGAGCGCTGCTAAGCGCGGCCAATTGGTCGGGACTTGTGCCCGAGGCGACTAAAAAGTAGGCTTATCGCCGATGGCCGAGGACGTGCTCCCGGAAAGCCGAGCTCGCGAGGTGCGTGGAGTCGTGCGCTCGGCCAAGTTCGGTAACCTGATCCCGATCTTCTGTGCCAACTGCGGAAAACAATGGGGCATGGTCCCCGAGCATCACGTCACGTTTGCCTTCGCGCTCTGTGACGACTGCGAGGGGAAACATGGCGGCGTCGCACATCTCCATAAGGAGCCAGACGCCGTGTTCTGGGAGCGCATCGCAAACGAACAGCGCGAGCAGGGTGTGCCGCTCACCCCTGAGATATTAGCCAAGCAACTCGAGGACCCGAGCTCGGTCTACTCCAAGCTCAAAGCGGAGTGGGACAAGCACGTGAGGAAATTCTAATGCCCCAACCCCAAAGCGGATCCCGTTCCCTGCGACGTCTACGGTTGCGGCAAGTTCGCGACCCATAGCACCGACGGCACCGAGAAAGACGTGCAAGGACTCGGTCGCAAGGCCATCCCCAACCTAAACGTCTGCGACCACCACAGCAACTGGCCCCACTCGGACGACGCTCGCACCTTCGCGACGACCGAGCGCTACCGATCGAGGAACTAGAAAATGCTCTATTACACAGACGTCCCGGGCGCGATCCAGACCTCGAACGCGACGCCGCTGACCGCCAACGACTGCTTCTTTGTCAAGCCCGGCGCGACACGCACGCTTTGGGTGAACGCCATTTACCCGACCGGTCGCGGGGCTCTGCTCACGTCGATCTCGGGCATCAGCTATCGACTCGAGAAATGGTTCACGACGAGCTCGTCCGGCGGCACCGCGATCACCCCTTCCCCGAACGATCCTGGCTACCAAGCCGCGACCCACACGGCCGGCTTCGCCGTCGGCGCGGTCACCTCCGGCACCGGCGGCCCCACGCTGATGCTTTCGATCGGCAGCGGCGCGACCAGCCCCGGAAACTGGATGGGTCTAGTTCTCGACCAGTGCTACGCGTTGCCCGCGGCCGCCAACCAGAGCCTCGACATCTTCAACGCCTCCGGAGCCGCCTCCATGAACTTCGAGTTGTCCGTCGGCACAGTCGAGTAAAGCGAAATGAGCCTACAGACTTGGCGCGAGACGCTGATCGTCGCCTCCACGGACGGCACCACTCTTACTGCCGCCGCCGCGGCAACCTGCATCCCCGCAACCGCGCGCTTCACGCTCCCTGCCAACTACTGGACCATTGGCCGCCAGCTCAAGATCACCGCGAGCGGCAGGATTTCAAGCGTCATCACGACGCCGGGCACAGCACGCTTCGACATCCGCATGGGCGCCGCGGGAAACACCGTCGTATTCGACTCGCTCGCGATCTTGCTCGACACCGTGGCCGCCCACACGACCGTGGGTTGGTATCTGGAGATCCTCATGACCTGCCGCGCGATCGGTACCGCGGCAAACTTCATGGGTCAGGGCAAGTGGACTTGCGAGGACATTCTCGGCACGCCTGCCGCGGCCCCGAAGGGCTCCCTGACGGCCATCCTCCCCTGGAACGCGGCGCCCGCGGTCGGCGGCAACTTCGATTCTACGGTGACTAACATCGTCGATATGTTTTTCACGCAGACCGTCGCGACCGGATCGATGACCCTCCACCAGTACTCGGCCGTCGCGTGTAACTAATGCCCGCCGGCAAGCGGCCGGGCTTCGCGACCTTCGGGCCGTTCACCAACTGGGCGCCGACGAAGGCCGACGAAACCCTCTTTCTGACAGAAGAAGAGGCGCCGCCCCCAATAGTAATTCCGGCCCGCCGTCGGCGGACCCTACAAACTTTTACCGAAGAAGAGTTTGTCCAGACCGTGGTCGGTCTCGACGAGACTTCGATCCCGACTCGTGTTCCTCCGCGACCGCGACGAAACGTCAATCTCGTCAGCGAGGAGTTTTCGGGAGCGCTACCGTTCGCCGAAGAGTCTCCGCCGCCCGTGCGCGCTGTTATTCGCCAGCG